GTACAAAGGAGAATCTAATGGTCGAATCTATGACCGTTTTTAATACCCAAGAAGTGGATACCAAAAAACAACCTATGTTTTTTGGTCAACCACTGGGAATACAAAGATATGATTCTTATAAGTATCCAATCTTTGATAAATTGACTCAACAACAACTTGGATACTTTTGGAGACCCGAAGAAATCTCATTACAAAAAGATCGTGGAGACTATCAGACTCTACGACCCGAACAAAAACATATTTTCACGAGTAATCTAAAATATCAGATTATGCTTGATTCGGTTCAGGGAAGAGGTCCCGGTATGGCATTTGCTCCGTACTGCTCTCTACCAGAACTAGAAGCATGTATGAAAGTATGGGAGTTTATGGAGATGATTCATTCTCGTTCATATACCTATATTATTAAGAATGTATATTCAAATCCTTCTGATGTTTTTGATACAATTCTTTGTGATGATCGTATTATGGAAAGAGCGGCAAGTGTAACTGAGGCTTATAATGACTTTATCAATAGTGCTCAACATTATGGAACTTCTGAACTTTGGAAACACGCTCAAGAACAAGTTCCTTACGCACAGGTAGAAAGATATGAACTCAAACGCAAACTCTACAGAGCAGTTGCAAATGTTAATATTCTTGAAGGTATTCGCTTTTATGTTAGTTTCGCTTGCAGTTTTGCATTTGGCGAACTCAAACTTATGGAAGGAAGTGCAAAAATCATCGGTTTGATTGCCCGAGATGAAAGTCAGCATTTAGTCATCACCCAGAACATTCTAAACAAGTGGAAGGAGGGTGATGACCCTGATATGAAGAAAATCTCACAGGAAGAAGAGCAGTGGGTTTATAAGACCTTTGAGAACGCAGTCAATCAGGAAAAACACTGGGCTGAATATCTCTTTAAGGATGGTTCGATGATTGGTTTAAATGATAAACTTCTTCAGCAGTATGTGGAATGGACCGCTAATCGTAGAATGAAGGCAATCGGTCTTCGTCCTGTTTATGATGTTCCGGCGAAGAATAATCCTCTTCCTTGGACCTCACACTGGTTGAATTCAAGAGAAGTACAAATAGCACCACAAGAATCGGAGATAACTTCATATTTGGTTGGTGGTATTAAGTCTGATGTAAAATCTGATACTTTCTCCGGATTCAAGTTGTGACACCAAAAATACTCAATAGTGATGGAAATTACGATGAGTGGTGTGAAGAAGAAATTATAAAATGTTATAAAGATGCTGCCGAATATGATGATGTTCTTTTTGGAGATCACGACTATTCTTATGTTTGGTTAGATAAGGGTCCTTGAGACCCTTTTTTTATAAATAAAACTATAAAGAACTTAAAAGAAAAGATGTCTACACTTACAGGTAATGATGTTAGAGGATTGATGGAGGCATATCAGGCAGTATATGCTCCTCAAGAACTCACCGAAGAACAGGTATGGGAAGAAGTGGAAGAGTGGGTCAATACACTCATCGAAGAAGGTTATGACCTGAGTGATTATACTTGGGAAGAGATGTTTGAGTCTTATTTGGAGGAGGCTCCGGCGAGGAATTATGGAAACCCAGATGTAGCTCGTTATAATCAAGCAGTAGCACAATCAAACAAAGATAAAGCAACCCGTTCTACCGCACAAGGACAAGTACAAACTGCTCTTGGGCAAGGTAGGGGTATTAATGTTAGGGGGGCTACAACTGGAACAGCACAAGGAAGAGGATTTGGAGCTGTCTCTGGTGGGAGACAAGGTGTTGTTGTAAATAAACCACTTAAGCCCGGAGAAACTCAACAAATTAATGTTGGAGGAAGAACACTTTTCCCAGCTCAAAGTGGGAATAGAACTGTTTATTTGCCATCAAAAGAAGCAAAACCCGCTACTCCACTTTTTAAATCTTCCGCTAAACCTGTTCCTCCTGTCAATAAAGATAAACTCGTTCCTCCTGTCGATAAAGATAAACCCGTTCCTCCTACCAGAACCCCTGCTGCTGCTCCTGCCGCCAGACCCGCCGCCGCTGCTCCCGCTAAAGTTTCACCAACACCAACACCCAAACCAACACCAGCAGGACCCACAAAACCTGCTATTGGAACTACCGCAGGTGGAACTAAGTTTGAAAGAAGGGCGGCAACTAGTGCAGAATTGAGAGCGGCAAAAGCAGCAAGAGCGGCGGCAAAGGCAGCAGGAGATACAAAGGGTGCCGAAGAAGCGGCAGTCAAAGCTGGCGTAGAGGCAGGAAAATCAGCATCAAAACCAGCAGTAACATCTCGTCCTAGTGGTTTTGGAGTTCCTACTGCCCCACTTGCTGCTAAATTAAGTGCTGCGACTTCAACAGCACCACCAACCCCAACAGAGGCTCCTAAAGTTGCTCCAAGCAATACATTAAGTAATACTGTAGCACCCAGTAAACTGAAGAAGGAAGAATATGATGCCTATGACCTCGTGCTTGAGTATCTCCTCTCACAGGGTCACGCAGACACCTTAGAAGAAGCAAATTATGTAATGCTTGAGTTGGATGCTGAGATGATTGGTAGTATTATTGAGGCAAAGGTAGATGAAAAACTCCCAGAACACAAAAGGTCTGGTGCTAGGCTTAATAGATATGATAATCCAAGTGGTGCTTTAGCATTGGGTGGCGGTCAGCAGCGGGCCCGTAGAGAAGAGCACAGAGAAAGAAGAGGTAAGAAAACAAAAGGTTAATTATAAAACCTTAACATAACTCAAAGCACCTCTTGACAAGGTGCTTTTTTGTCGCTATAATAGGTTTGTTGCTTTTGAGAACAGGGAGCTTTAAGTACTTTAAGACGCGTTAGAACTCTTAAGGACAATTTCATAAAGTCTCTCTACTTCGCTACTAAAGAACTTACCTTCAACATTTGTGTTGTAATAATCTTCTCTTAAGATTACATCACGCTTAAATTGTTCCATCGTCTCATAATAACTCATAGATTTCTTATGAGGGCACAAATACAAGATTTCTCTGGAGAACTTATCTTGACCTAATAACTTTACATCTTCAATCAGTTCATCACAAGAACCAAAGTATTTCTGCCAATCACTTTCTTTAGTTTTTCTACGACCAGTCTTACGATCTTTTTGACGAGTCCAGAAGTTCTTTTTTCCAATATATTTTTTATCATTAGTTAGATTTGTAATGACATAAACAAATCCTTCCATACCTTTGGGTACATCGGTAAAGTCCTCTTTGTTGTACTGCCAAGTCATATGATAAGTATTCCTAATCATAGTATGTAGGCACATCCCTTGACGCGGAAGCACAGACCCATTATAATGACACTAACCTTATCAAATCAGATTTTGAAAGAATTATTGGATAATAATACCTTATGCGACATTAAGGATTGGGCTGTCAATAAAATTGATTTACTTCATGAATCAGATAGGCATAAAAATGCTAAAGCTCTGCAACAAGAGTTTGAGGAATGGATTCATATTCCAGAAGAAGTAAAGGAAATTGACATTATGTATATCGATATTAGTGCCTTGGACGACCGACCCCTTGACAAACCCTAAATAATCGCATATAATGTCACGAACCCACTTCCAAAGGTGGGTTTTTTCATAATGAGTCTTTGACTTGAAAACTAGAGCCGTGGAAGGTGCCTCCCGAGAGGGTTGGTATACCCCCCTTTTAAACGGATGCCGAATTCTATTAACTTAAATGCTTAAAAACCTAACAAATGTGACCGTAGCGATTTTGGGTGCGGTTACAACATCAGCGGCAATACTGCCAGCACCGAGTATGGCAACATCTTCAGTACAACCACCATTTGCGATTGTTCCTGAAGGTCCTATTCGAGAGACAGAGACCAAAGAGGTTGTTCCCGAAAAACCTAAAGTTACACGATTAATTTGTAAAGGATGTAATCATAATGAATCACGAACTCTGGACTTCCTCCAGGATCGTGGAGTTACTGACAAAAATGCCCTAGCGACGATTATGGGTAATATTCGCCAAGAGTCTACTTTCACACCTAACATATGTGAGGGTGGTGTGAGAGTGTCTTATCCTAATTGCGGTGGAGGGTATGGATTAATTCAATGGACTAATGCTTCTCGCTTTTATGGACTAGGAAAACACGCTGCTCGTATTGGTGCCAATCCTTCTTCACTTGATACTCAACTTGATTATATGTTGTATGAAGGTGATTGGAAGATGATTGAACCTCATATGAAAACACCTGGTAAGTCGATTAATGATTATATGCGACTTGCTAGAAAGTGGATACGCTGGGGCGATCACGGAGCAAGAACTGACTATGCTTATGATTATTCAAAGCGAATGGTTCTTACCGAAGTCTAAAATTCATAAAATTTAATAAATATAGGAGGGAACTCATAACCCTCCTTTTTTCATGTCAATAGAAAATCTTCCACAAGAACCAAAAGATATTATAGATATTGCCGCCAGAGTGGGATACTTAAAGGTACAAACTGATATTGGTGAGATTAAATTAAATTCTCATAATTCATTTGAAGTTCAACCCAAAGGAACGCCATTTGGAGCAAAGGTAAAAATGGAAGAAAGTGGAAATATTACACCTATACTTACCTTTGATACGAAAAAGATGAGAGAACCCAGAAAACAAATAGATGCTAAACAAATGCTAGATGATGCTTTGGAGGACTTCTTGAATGAGTAAATTTAATATCTTTGAGTTTAAGTATGGAAAAGAAAACAAATCTCTAAAGGAGTGGATTAAGATTGGTGCAATTGTTCATTTCTCATTAGATGCAATTTCACTCATTCCAGGAATTCAAAAGAAAAAAGTTTTCAATTTACTGGATGAAGTTCAGTCTTCTATGGGTATTGATATTCTAAATGATTATATAATTCAAGATTCTGAATTGATTACTTATAGAATTGAAAGAGTTTTGGATAAGTCAATTAAAGAATACGAGAAGAATAATGCTTAGACTTTTTGAGATTAAGAATGGAAAACTTATCACTCTTCCTGATGCAACTTCTAAAAAAATAAAGTCAGTTGTTCTGAGTTCTATTATCGTGCTGATTATAGTTTCTTTATCTGGATGGTTGAAGATTGGTGAAAAAGACCTTTGGAAAATTTATACTTTAATTCTTCAACAATTTGGGTTAAATCATGAGTTGCCAAGAACTGAAAGTAAAAAAGAATTAGAAGTAAGAATTGAATTAGAAGTTGATAGAGCAATCGAAAATGTAAGACCAGAGTACGATAGAATTATTGCCGATTATGATCGCAAATATCAACCAAAGTATATTGAGAAACCAGTTGATGAATCTGTGTGTTATACCGAAGAATGTAAGTCACTCGGTGGAGAAATGCGTTTATGTGCTCCATGGATAGATGGATGCGAATAAAAATGTTATATATAAACATATCTTATTTTTTATAGAAATCATTATGTCTACATCACAAGAACTACTGAATGCCGTTGAAGAATGGAAAGTAGAAGACGAAAAGTTCGCTGCCGGTAATAATGCTGCCGGAACTCGTGCTCGCAAGGCACTACAAGAAATGTCAAAACTGGTAAAGACCCGTAGAGGCGAGATTACCGAAGAAAAGAACGCCCGTAAGGAAGCAAAGGATTGACAGCACGGGTCTTGGGTGCTATTCTATGAGGGTGGTTGAGAGACCATAGAGAAGGTCTGGGTCTTCTCTTCTTATGGGTTCGTAATTCAACTGGAAGAATAGTGCCCTTTTAAGGCAAAGGTTGTGGGATCGTACCCCACCGAACCCATTTGACAATCCTAGCATCGTCTGTTATGATTGTCTTATGTCTCGTTAGTTCAGCGGATTAGAACAACTGCCTTCCGCCTTCCGGGTGGTTATGATAAGGTTCAATTCCTTATAAGGTGATAAGCAGTGGGTCGCAAGTTCGAATCTTGCACGAGACGTTTTTGGAACCTTTTAGCGTATAAATAATAGTAACTAAAGGTTCCATTATGATTAAATGTTTATTTTGCGAAAAGCATACTTCTAATCCCAAATTTTGCAGTAGAAGTTGTGCTGCTTCTTATAACAATAAAAAGGTTCCTAAAAGAAAACCTGAACATAAATGTTTGGATTGTGGAAAACCAATAACAGCAAATCGTGCTCGTTGTATGGAACACTATTTGATATGGATAAAGAATAAAGAAGTAAAAGATATGACTCTTAAAGAAGCGATATATGAAAATCACCACAAGTCATCGGCATTCTCCTTGGTAAGAACAAGAGCGAGAGCAATTGCTAAAAAACTTGGATTTACTGAGTGTCTTAAATGTGGATATAATAAACATATAGAAGTTGCACATATAAAACCCATTTCTTCCTTTAGTGATGATATATTGATTAGTGAAATAAACTCAAAACAAAATATAATGCCTTTGTGCCCAAATTGTCATTGGGAATATGATCATAATCTTTGGACTTGACACCATCCCAGAAATGGTGTAATATATAAACTGATAGAGGCGCCTCTATCAAAATGTAGGAAGTGCAACACCGCTCTCTGGTTTCTGCTAGATGATGTGAAAGGTGATTCTATCGGCACATAGAAATCCCTCCTACCATCATTCCCCTCGACCAAGCAAGCGAATGGGCCGAACTGTTAATTCGAGATAGCTAGGAGCGTTACCTAGGAGGGGAGTTGCCCCCATAGTTGTAGTAGTTAAAACAATCGCCTTGTAAGCGATAGTCGCGGGTGCAAATCCTCGCTGGGGGCTTGACATAATACTCATTATGTCTTATAATTCTCTCAAATGCGGATATGGTGTAGTGGTAACACAAGAGTTTTCCAAACTTTTATCCTCGGTTCAAATCCGTGTATCCGCTTCCCCTCAAATATCAGGGGAGCTAAATAAACATCGTAGTTGTATTTCTTAACAAACTATATGAAATTTTTTCAACAATTAATGCTTGCTCCGGTTGCTCTGGGACTTATCGCTCCTACCGCAACTGCTGCTGAACTGAATCTTGAGGGTGTAAATCAATATGCCTCTTCGGAACAAGTTACTAGCATTACTCAATTCTCTGATGTCCAAACAACTGACTGGGCATATCAAGCACTCAGCAATCTTGTAGAGCGTTATGGTTGTGTGGCAGGATATCCTAACGGAACCTATAAGGGCGGTCAGTCAATGACTCGCTTTGAGGCTGCTGCTCTTCTTAATGCTTGTCTAGATCGTGTAACAGAAGTTACTGATGAACTCAAAAAACTCCTAGCAGAATTTGATGCAGAATTGACTGTATTGACTTCTCGTGTGGATGGTCTTGAGAATAAAGTTGGTCAACTTCAGGCAACACAATTCTCTACTACAACCAAACTCAAGGGTGAAGCAAACTTTGTTCTTGGTGGAGTTCCTGGTCTTAAAACGAATAAAGGTGGAAACGTCGGCAACACCGCATTCAACTATGATCTCCGTCTGAACTTTGATACTTCATTCACGGGTAAGGATTTGCTTCGTACTCGTCTCCGTTCAGGAAACTTTAGTTCTGATCCTTTTGGTTCTTCCTCTTCTCTGTTCAAAGTTGATAAGGCAGAATCTTATTCCGATCAAGCAGTGATTGATCGTCTTTACTATCAATTCCCAGTCGGTAAGAGTGTAACTCTAACTGCTGGTCCTTTGGTTCGTAATACCGAGATGTCGTGGATTCCTTCTGCCTATAAGTCAGAAATCCTTGACTTTTTCCAACTTGCTGGTACTTCTGGTGTCTATAACAAGGCAACTGGTGCTGGTTTCGGTGCTCAATGGAAACAACCTACTCAAAAAGGTCAAGGTGGTTTCATGGCTGGTGTGAACTATGTCGCACAAGATGGTGAGTTTTCTGAAACAGGTGTATTTGATTCTGATGGTGGTCTAAACGTGCTCGCTCAGGTGGGTTATCGTGCTCCTCAGTGGGGAGTTGCTGTTGGTTACCGCTATGGTGGTGTCAACACTCGTCCTCGCACCTACAACGGTCTTCTGGGTGCCAATGGTGCTCTTGATAGTGGTCAGGAATCAAACTCTGTTGCTCTGAATGCTTATTGGCAACCGGTCGAATCTGGTTGGGTTCCTTCTATCAGTGCTGGTTATGGATATAACTCCGTAACTGGTCGTGTTGGTAAAAATGGTGCTACGAACTCGGATTCGTGGTTTGCTGGTCTTCAGTGGTCTGATGTATTTGCCAAGGGTAATAGTGCTGGCGTTGCTGTGGGTCAAGCACCCTCGGCAGAAGTTTCAAAAGTATCTGATGCTCTAATGATTGAGATCTTCTATAAGTATCAAGTCACCGATAACATTAGTATTACTCCGGCAATATTTTATGCTGATAACAACCAACGTTATCAAAACTCCTCCAAGTGGGGTGGCGTAATTCAGACTAAGTTTACGTTCTGATAACCTATAAGGTACAATATCAATTTATTCCCCCGCAAGGGGGATTTTTGATATTAAGGTACATTTAACCAAAATTTAACTTTAAAACATTTTTATGAAACTCAAACATTTTATTGCTATTGGTCTTGCTCTTTCTCCTACCGCAGCATTTGCATTGCCTGCAAGAATCAATATTGCTGGTGCTACATTTCCTGAAACCATCTATACTCGTTGGTTCTCTAATCTTGCCAAATCTGACGGTCCCAAAGTCAATTATCAAGCAATTGGTTCTGGTGGTGGTCGTAAGGCATTCATTGACCAAACAGTTGCCCTTGGTGCTACTGATGATCCAATTAGTGATAAGGATCGTGCTAAAGTTTCTCGTGGTGTGGTACAAATTCCTACTGTTGGTGGAACAATTGCAATTGCCTACAATAATCCTGCTTGCAAACTGAAACTCACTCAGAAGCAAGCAGTATCTGTTTTTATGGGTTCTATTGATAACTGGAAAGAACTTGGTTGCTCTGCTGGTAAAATCACCGTAGCACACCGTTCTGATGGTTCTGGAACCACTGCTGCATTCACCGAATCAATGCAAGCATTTTCTAAAGAATGGACACTTGGATCTGCTAAGTCTGTAAATTGGAAAGTTGGTGTTGGTGGTAAAGGTAATGATGGCGTTGCCGGTATTCTTGCAACAACTCCCGGATCTATTGGATATCTCAATCAATCCTTTGTCAAAGGTAATCTGAAAGCAGCGGCAGTTCAGAATAAGTCTGGTGAGTTTGTTCTCCCTAGTTATGCTTCCGGTGCCAAGGCACTGAATGGTATTGTTCTGAATAAAAACCTTGCAGGGCAGGATCCAAATCCTTCTGCAAAAGGTGCATATCCCATTGCAACACTGACTTATCTGCTTGCCTATAGAACTGGTAATGGTGCTAAGACTGATGCTATTAAAGGTGTTATCAATTATATGCTGAGTGATAAGGCACAGGCATTTGCTGATGATCTTGGATATGTTCCTCTTAAGGATGCAATTCAAGCAAAAGCACAGGCTGCTGTAAATCAAATTAAGGAATGATACATAGGGGGGGTGGCAAAACCCCCTTTTTTGTGTACTATAACTTGGAGTTAAGATTTTTATGTCACTAATATCACAAACAGACCGCCAAATGGTTATTGAGGCACTTGAGTATTATATTCAAAGACTTAAGGACGATAATTGTACTCAGGCATCTATTACTTCATTTAATACACTTCTTAAATGGATTGAGCTGGAGCACTATAAGAATGAAAATTAACTTATGGTGGTGTGATTCTATGAATCAGTGGCGGTGGACTCTTTGTAATAGTTCTCGTCCTGTTCGCAAACAAGAATCTGGTCAAAGTGAAAATCTACGAGAAGCGATGAATGATGTGGCAAATACTGTAGAATATATGATAAGTGGTTCCTAAATAAATACTTAAAACATTTAGTATAATGGAAAAACTGTATAAACTTATAAGTGATACACAAGCATCACTTTTTTTGTTATTTCAAAAAACCTGGGTCTATCATTGGCATGTTGTGGGATCCGACTTTAAACAAATTCACGATTTGTTTGGAGAGCAGTATGAAGAACTTCAGGAAGAAGTTGATCGTATATCAGAACATATGAGATTTTTAGGAATCAAACCTATTAGTTCTTTGTCTAGAGTTGTAGAAGTTTCTGGTGTAGGAGAAGCAAAAACTAATATCTCTGAAATGGAAATGATTAAAGATCTACTTGAGGGTCATAAAAAGATTATAGATATGTTAGGTGAAGTTGCCGAAGAAGCAGACGCACAAAAGTCAAGAGGAACTGTTAATCTTGCTGATGATTTAAACGAAGCACACGGTAAGTTTGTTTGGATGCTACGTTCATTTACCGAATAAAAATTAACTTATAATGACAAATGGAAAACTTAAGAATTAGATGTCGCTCTTGTGAAAAGGAGATAGAAGGAAATGCCGCAAAATCAGTTTCTTGTGGTTGCTCTAATATGGCAACCATTATTCGTAATGCTAAAATTACTGCTCTTGATTTGTCAATGATAGTAATGCTGAATAATCAAACTCAAAAAACCACAAGTAATGTTCTTCGTAATGAGGATTTAATGTGGCAAGAAGAAAGACGCCAGCGTAAAGTTCGCCGTTTAGATTTTGAGATTCGTTAAATATTTTGTGTCATAAAATCCACACATAAAAATTAAAGTCAATATTATCTTTAAGATAAATTATTATTATTAACTATAAATTTAAATGGACGATCATGCCTATAACAATTGGGTAAAAATTAAACAAACATTTGAAGAATCTGGTAATACTGATAATATGTTCTATAATAGAGCTTGTGAAATTATAAAAACTAAAAAAGATCCATTATCAAAATATCTAAATGGAGAACATCAAGGATAAAAATTGGCAAAAAAGACAATTTTTTTTAAGTTCTTTTGTTCGTATGAAAATTTCTCTAACAACTAAAGTATATCAATTTATTGATAGATTAATTAAGTCTAATTGGAAATCTTCTTATAAAAGTTTAGATGATATTGATAGAGAAATCTTAAAGACATATGAGGACTTTATGAATGGATAGAGATGAAATAGAAAAAATGATAAATGAATCCATAAAAAATCACGAAATTCGTGTTGGAATTATTAGTGGAATTATTGGTTCCTTGTTTGTTTTTGGTATTATACATTCTATATGGTTGATAAGACATTGGGTCCTATGAAAAGAAACGGGGTGTAGTAGAAAAGTTATAACTCTGCGTTTGGGACGCAGCGAAGGGGGAGCGTTACCTCCCACCCCGATTGCCAGTTTTATGACTGGCACACTTGACAAAAAAATTCAAATACACTATAATAGTGAGGTAAACAAAACAGAACAATGTCTCTGATTCAAAAATTTAAGAAAGACGTTAGTACCCTTCGTGGTGCTACTAATGGTGATTTTTATCTTGATGTAAAAAATCCAAAACTTTATAAAAAAGTCCGCCGATTTTATGAGAATCAAGGAGTAATTTTTTCTGATGATCCTCTCGATAATTATGATATTCTAATGGACTATCTCGATCAAGACCTTGAAACTGTTGAAGTAAAATGATTCAACCTAAAGTTTTATTAGAACGAGAAGAATATCGGTTTGTAGAAAAGGGTGTTATTGAACTTAACAACAAACCCGATTATCGTCTTCAGAAAAAAGATTATTATACCAAACGATGGAATGATATCTATCTGTTTGATAATCAGATGCAGTGCTTGACTGCTATGGAAGACTTTAATTATGCTAAATGGTTGGACCCAGATAGAGTACCTTGTTATGTGATAGACAATGATGAAGACATTGAAAATTTCTAAAAGTACTGCTCAGTACCCCCTTTATGAAAAATAATATAAATGTAATAACTTCTTATTATATTGATTTGTATAAGTTGGATTGGGATAATCTAGTCCACCAAAAAAATTATAATTTAATCATTTATAAAAAATCTGATGATTTAAAAATAGGTGAGAATAAAATAGTTGAAAATCAAATTTTAATACCAAATTATGGAAAATCTGACTATGCTTTTTTAAGTTATATTGTAGATAATTATACCATTCTTCCTGAGCATACAGTATTTACAAAAATTAATTGGAAAGAGCAAGGTATAAATTTTTATTATTTACTTGATAATTGTATAAATTATGATTATTGTGAAGTGGGATCTGGATTGCGATCATATATTTGGTATAATAATGACAATTTACATCTAAAGGAAATATTGGGAGATACTTATATTAATGTAGATAGTCCATATGTAACTGGTAATCCGTTTAATTTTGATGGCAGAGCAAAGAGATGGGAAGTATTTGAAGATTGGTACAACCATATTTTTCCGGATAGAAGCAATCTTCCTGGAAAAATTTATGCCTTTGACCATGCACATTGCTTTTCTGTAAGTAAAAATTTAATACAAAGGCATCCAATAGATGTTTATAAGTATTTGTTAGAAAGATTTCATCCAAGTTCAAAATCTTGGGATTACCTTTTAGATAATGATGAAAAGAAAACCATCCAAGATGTTGGTAATCATTTTGCTGATAATTTTGGGAGATTTTATAGATTGTTATTTACTCATGGAATAGATCATAATCTTTTTAAAATACAGCAATATTTTTAATGTTAGATTTTTCTGTAGGGTTATCTGGATGTAAACTTGAATTAATTGATAGTAGAGTACTTAGAAAGTATTCTTCATCAATTAGTTATAACTCAAGACTTTCTTTGCAGGTTAATAAACAAGTTTTATTTTCTCGTAGAATTTTAAAGAATGTAGATACCCCTAAAGTTCATAATATTCAGGGTGAGTATTTTGATATGGAATACATTCCTGGAAAATCTTTTGTGGAATTTTTTTCTACATCTTCTATTAAGGACATAGAATTTGTCATTGATACTTTATTTGAATATTTTGATTCTCTTATTTTAAATTATCGATTAATTAATGTTCAATCAAATATTGATGAAAAAATTAAAGTTTTAAAAAATAAAACTTGTTATAAAAATTATTTGGAATACATTGAACTTTTAATTAAAAAACAAAATGTCTATGTTCCTAAAACTTTTTGTCATGGAGATTTAACCTTTAATAATATCATTTTTCATAAAAATAGATTATTTTTTATTGATTTTCTTGATTGTTATATTGATAGCTTTATTTCTGATCTTGTCAAATTAAAACAAGATCTTTACCATCTCTGGAGCATCAAAACTCAAAACATACAGTCAAATAGACTAGAGCAAATTTATAAACATATCTGGAATCAACTTTATTGTAGATACTCTAAGTTTATTGATACTGATGAGTTTGATATTTTGGAAGCAATGAATAGTGTTAGAATTGAACCCTACTTGACTTTTTCTCACCAAAGAAGTATACTTGATATAATAGTAAAATCATCAAAGTTATATGCGAACTTTAATAATTCCTATGGCGGGACGGTCTAGTCGTTTCCCAAATATGCGACCTAAATGGATGTTAACACATCCTATGACTAATCGGTTTATGGTGACAGAATCTATTTTGGGATTGAATTTAGACTTTTTTGATAACATATATTTTATTTGTCTACAAGAACATGAGGACCAGTATAAATTTGTAAAAGGTTTTACTGAAGAACTTGAGCAACTCGACTTAAAAGAAAAGACAAATATTGTTTTGCTTTCGGATCAAACCAAATCTCAATCAGAAACTGTTTATAATTTTTTGAGTAATAATCCAGTAGATGGATTTATTCTTATTAAAGACTCTGATGGATATTATGAATGTAAACTGGTAGAAGAAAAAAACCAGATTGCATATTTTGACTTAAATGATATGGATGATATTAATGCTCGAACTAAAAGTTATGTTGAACTTGATATCAACCGAATGGTAACTAATATTGTAGAAAAACATGTGATTAGTTCCACCTTTTCGAGTGGTGGTTATGGATTTGCCGATTCGAAGGAGTTTTGTATTACCTATGAGAAACTCCAGGACATGGAGGGAGAGTGTTATATTAGTCATATTATTTTTGAGATGATGTTATCTGGTTCAATATTTTATGGAATCAAAACATCAAATTTTAAAGATTGGGGAACCATCGATGCTTGGAACAAATATAAGTCACAATATAAATGTTTGTTTGTTGATATTGATGGGACCTTAGTTATAAATTCTTCAATTCATTTTCCACCATATGTTGGAAATGCATCATCATTACAAAATAATATTGATCATTTAAATTGTTTACATGAATCTGGTAAAGTAAAAATAATTTTGACGACAAGTAGACCCAAACATATGAAAGATATAACAATTTCTGAATTGGAGAAAAAAAATATTTTATATGATGAGTTGATTATGGGTTTGCCACACTGTAAACGAGTTATTATTAATGATTTTGCAAAAAGTAATCCATACCCTTCTTGTGAAGCAATTAACCTACCGAGAAATAGTGATAATTTGAATGAGTTCTTAAGATGAAAATACTTTTAACTGGTGCCGCTGGTGGAATAGGATCTACTCTAGGATATTATCTTTATAAGAAGGGTCATACACTTACACTTGTTGATAATCTAAGAAATGGGTATGAAGAAAATTTAATAATCAATGGTAAATCATTTGGTAAGTTTTATAATCTAAGTATTTGCAATCCAGATATTGTTGAATTACTTAAAGATGATTACGATTGTATTGTTCATCTTGCAGCAATCACTGCTCTTCCTGATTGTGAAACGAATGCAGTTGAAACTATAAATGTAAATGTTTCCGGAACAATGAATATTCTAGAGTGCGCTAGAATGTGGAATGTTCCTCATGTTATTTTCTCAAGCACCAGTGCAGTGTATGAAAATAATAAAGAAAAATTATTCACTGAAAATCTAGATATTAATCCACGTCTTTGGTATTCTCTATCTAAAAAGATGGCAGAAGAAATATGTGAGTCGTATCGTATCAACTATGATATGGAAATTACTACTCTCAGATTTTTCAATGTATTTGGTCCCAGGCAAGATATTCATAGAAAGCACCCGCCCCTGATTAATTATATTGTTAAAGAACTTCGAAACAATAGTTCTCCGATATTGCATTCTGATGGACAGCAAAGAAGAGATTATGTTCATGTTGATGATGTGGTGAGATTGATTAATATTTGCTTAGAACAAAAATCAAATGATACATTTAATGTATGTTCCGGAACTCTTATTTCTGTTAATGAAATTGTAAATTGTATTCGTGAAATTTTTGAAAGTGACATTGATCCAGTTTATAGGGATGCTTCAAAACTTTGGGACAATTACCCAAAACTGTTCGATGGACCTTATTCCCTGAGCAAAGAAATCGTTGCCAAAGAGACCAATAAATATTCTAGAGGTTCCTATGAAAAGGCAAAACAGATCCTTAACTGGGAACCAGATACAGATATTAAATCTCTTATTAAAAAAGTTGTTGAGGAAATTTCGTTATGAAAATGGCGTTATGTTTGTCTGGTCAACCACGAAATGCCATTAAAACAGCACAAAGAATAAATGAATCAATCATTAGTGGTAATGATGTTGATGTTTTTCTACACTGTTGGCATGACCCAGAAAACTTAAACTTTGGAAAAAGGGCGCCCGGTCATTGGGGAATATCTTCTGACTGTGATATTGATAAAAAACTGTTAGAAGTTTATAAACCTAAGTCATATCTTTTTGAAAAACCAAAACATTGGAAAAATTCAAATATGAAAATTAGTGAAGAAAATATAAAAAGATGTTTTGATTATGGATTAAATGATCCAAATGGTATTGAATCATTTGGAAAATATATAGTTGACATTTGCTACAGTCAGTGGTATAGTAAAATGATGGTGAATTATTTGAGGGATAAGTATTCCATTGAAAATAATATAACTTATGATATTATTATTGCATTAAGATATGATGTAAGTCCATCTGTTAAAACAGATTTTTTAAATAGTAAAATTGATCTAGATACTTTTTATTATCAAGATCTAAATCACCCATTAAATATGGTTAGTGATTGGTTTGGAATGGGGTCACCTAAAGTAATGAATGTTTGGGGAGGAGTTTATAATCATATTGAACCAGTATATCATCAAGTTATTTCTGAGGAAAACATTTTTTGTAATGAACTTTTACTTAAAAATCACTTGAAAAATAATCAAATAAAAACGCAAGCAATTGATTTGGGAGTATCGTTTTGAAACATAAAAGAATTATTATATGGGGTTATAAACTTCATTCTCATACACATTCATATATTCATGCTGGGTATTATAATGCCTTTAAGAATCTTGGATATGAAACTTATTGGATTGATGGTAGAGATAACTTTGACCCGCAATTGTTTAATGACGCTTTAATTTTCACAGAACAGTGGGCAGTTATTGGAAACCCAAATATTCCTTTATTCAGCAATTCAACTTATGCAGTTCATTACATTGGGAATAAAGATACTCGTGTTGAGGGAAATCCTGGAGCAGGTGCCTATCTTGGTAAGGTTGGACGATTGATTGATGTTAGATATAATGCTGATAAATGGGTTGATAAAAATTACAACTATTCTTTAGATCGTAGTAAAGCAACGAAGATTGGCGCTGGTTGTTATTTTGAGAAAGGTTCGGATTATGATTATTTCTATACAACTTGGGCAACTGACTTATTGCCTGATGAAATAAATTTGGAAGATATGTATATTTCCAAAGAAAATTATGTTTTCTTTGCCGGAACAATTGGTGGTGGACAAGGTGGTCCAAAAAATTGTAAAACTGCACCACCTGAGTATGATAATTTAGTTTATTTAAATCTTTTTATCCAAGCTTGTGAAGAGAACGGTATTGAATTTAAGTATAATTGTCCTTGGATTAGTCCCCAATCTTTTGAAGAACAGAGAAAAATTATTCAAAAATCTTATCTTGCGCCAGATGTGAGACACAAAGCATTTAAAGAGTGGGGATATATTCCATGTAGAAACTTTAAAAATATTAGTTATGGTCAACTGGGTATGACTAATTCAAAACCAGTATATGAATTTTTTGATGGTAATATCATCTACAATGAAGATACCTATCAATTATTCTTCGATGCTCAAAAAGAAAGAGAAAATTATGACCTGATTAAATCTCAAATGCTTTTTGTCAAAGAAAACCACACATATATAAATCGTGCTAAAGAACTTATTGAAGTAGTTAATTATTGAATTTTATGTATTTTTTATCTTTTTGCTCAGAAGGTCCGCCACACGATGAAGGATTTTCTTTACTAGAAACATCGAATCAAATTAAAGAAAGATTGTCACCATTTTTTGAAGAAATTATTTTTTATACAAAAAGAACATTAAAACTTCTTCCTGCTAGTGAAGATATTTGTAATTGTTATGATGAACCACTAGATCAAAATCCGAATGTTCATAATTTTGGATACTTTGATTTTAAACCTTTTATTATTGGTTATACATTAAAGAAAATTCCAGAAGGTTCCTTACTTTTATATCATGATGGTAATTTCATTCGTCAAGAACAATATTGGCAATCTGATTGGGAAAATTTAAATTCGATTTGTGAGAATATGTTGAGTGAAAACTCAAGTGATATTTGGTTTCAAATGGAAAGGGATAATTGTTATGTAAAGTCATTTGTTAAAGAATATACATTAGATTATTTCTTTAATGAAAAAGAAAAAGAAGTAATAAAAAATTGTCACTTAATTAATGCTGCTAAAATTTTAATTAGAAATAATGATTTTGGAAGAAAATTTATTTCCGAATATCTTGAATTGTGTAAGAATAAAGATTTAATCGCAAAGAGTCCCAATCATAGTCCAGACCCAGAGTTTCAATGGTCTTGTGGTGATCAAGATGTTTTGAATTGTTTGGTATACCGATATATACTAGATGGAAAATTACCTAGAACTTTTCCAAGATTTTCTTTCTTATATCGGGTGTTAAGATACGAAAACAGACCATTTCTTTGGAGTGGTGTAAATAATGATAATTATCATTTTACGGGTATTAGTGAATTAAAAAATACTGAATTATTAAATTATATGGAAAATACCTCACTTGAAATTACTGAAAATGAAATAATTTCATTTTTAGATTTAAATCGACTGACACAAAGAACGGATCTTTGTAATATTCTTGAAAAGTATGGATCGGACAAATGTTCAAATTGGCATAATTATTCTGCTCTTTATGATTATTTCTTTAAGCATTTTAGAGATGAAGAAATCAACTTTTTTGAAGTGGGAATTTATCATGGGTCTTCGGTAAAGAGTTGGAGAGAATATTTTTCGAAGGCAAAAATTTATACTGCAGATGTCGATAAAGAAACTTTTTTATCTATTTCAAATCTTGATGTTGAATATTTTTATTGTGATCAAGACAATCCACAGTCAATTCAAAGTATGTGGAAAAGTAATTCTTTGAATGATACTGAGTTTGATGTCATTATCGATGATGGAAAACATGAATTTATTTCCAATCTAAACTTTTTTAAAGAGTCAATTTATAAACTTAAATCAGGTGGCATTTTTATTGTTGAGGATTTAACTGTTTCAACTTATAATTCATTTGAAAGAATACTTCCAAATTTGCAAAATGAGTATTCTTTAGATTATATCAAACTAATGAAACTTCCGAATCCAAATAATAACATTGATAATAATATTCTTTTGGTGATCAAATAATATGGACTTAGGTGTATTTTATATCTGCTACAAAGAGCAGGCGGCGATTGAGTATTCTTTGGAAAAGTTTAGACAATTTTACCCAGAAAATCCAATTTATCTTGTTTCTGATAATGGTTTAGATTTTTCTTATCTAAAAGAAAATTTTGGAAATATTGAGACTATAAAAGAAACTACGGAGGTAGTTGGTATTGCTAGAGATGTGGATCAATATATTAGAGAAAACTCTGGAGATATTGACCTTTTTATGGGAATTTCACTTGAGTTTTTGAGAAGACTAAAAAATGGATGTGACTTTTGTAAAACTGAATATATGGTTTTGATGGAACCTGATGTTTTGGTAAGAGGAGAGTTGCATTCATTTGATGCTGATCTTGTGGGACCAACGGCGAATGTAATGCCCGAAATCATTCAAAAATATGTTATAATGAATATGGGTAAAAATAATGGAACTTGGGGACCCGCTGGCGGTGTCATGAAAACATCTTCATTTTATGGGATGTATGATAAGTTGATGAATGATCTTGATAAACTTTCTGGTGGTTTGGAATTAGATCCAAGAATGATTTGTTATGATTATCTACTTGCTTTTCTTTTTTCTGTGTTTGGGTACACTTATACGGATAATCCAGACCAAACCGAGTGTATCAGAAATCCAAATTGGAAAAACTCTGGGCATCCATTATTACATCAACATAGAGAACTTTATTCAACTAATTACGGAGGAAAATGGCAAAATACAAAATAGCCAACTTTAGTAAAGATCCCGCAGGTTGGGAGCATGGTAATCCCTTTCACGGAGACACTTATATTATTGATACTGTGTATGAGTGTATGAAAGATTCGGATATTTTTATTGAAACTGGAACTGCTTATGCTGAAAGTTCCTATTTTATTGCTGATAATTTTTCAGATAAAAAAGTATATACTTGCGAGATTGATGACTCCAGATATTCGGTGTCTTATGATATCTTAAAGGATTTTAAGAACGTTGATATGCAAAAAATGCCATCACCAGAAATTCTTCATTATGTCTTTGCTAAAGAACTAGATTTGAAAGATAAGAGAACTGTTTTCTGGTTCGATGCACATGGGGAGTGGATGGAAAACGGACAGTATATGTATTCCTGGCCCTTGTTTGATGAAGTCAATTTTGTAACCAGCAAACTTAAAAACTATTCAATTTTTATTGATGACTTCCAAAATCCATACGTTCCTCAGGCTAAATTTGATATTTGCAATAATTGGACAAAAATTTGTGGACCCTCCGAAGTTATGGGGGCATTGAATGGGGCAAAACTTTATGTTCCAACATATACTGACGTTACTTCAGAGTATCATGAAGACATTGTTGGGGTTGGATTGATTACTGATATGAAAGTGATTGAAAACTCGGCTCAGTGGAAAGAGGTTGTTTGATATGAGTTTTGATAGTAAATTACTGAATAGAACTGATTTGGAGTTTTGTAGTAATAAAGTTAAAGAATATGGGTATCTTGATAAATTTCCCCACATAAATTGGTCTAGTGATGATGCAATTATGAAGTGGGGATTGATTGCTAATTATTTTAAAGAACTTAGTGAAACTGAAAAGAATGTTGTAGATCTCGGATGTTCTAATTCTCCCCTACCCCATATTATCTCTTCATTTGGGCATGATGTTACAGCCATTGATATTAGTGATGTTAGTCATTCATTTTCTGGAAGTTTAGTTCGCATGGTTTTGAATGATGCTCTTGCCGAAGTTAAGGATATGGGAGATAATTCAGTAGATTATTTTTTAGATTCTTGTGCCGTAACACATTTTAATGGATCTCACACTAATAAAATTAATAATCAGGGATGGAAAGATATTGCAGAACAAGTTTATAGAGTTCTGAAACCCGCCGGCAAATTTATTATTGTTTCTGATGTTGACATTAATAATGAATTTGGTGAGTTTATTAAACCAGAATTGGTTATTAAACTGATTGAATCATCTGGATTAAATCTGATTGGAACTTGTGATTATTCTGAACCAGATCCTTTTACAATTCATTGTGGGGAATATACTCTCCAAGTTTCAAATTTTATTTTCGAAAAATGAATTTTGCATACTTATTTTCCGGACAACCAATTTTTTATCAAACAACCCTTGATTATTTTTCCAACTATCAGATAGATGAAAATGATAAGGTTTGCTCTCATCTTTGGTGGGACAAATCTTATCATGAAAAAGTTTATAAGTTGTGGTTTACAGACACCTTTAATAGTGAAAATTTAGATGAGGAGTTTATAGAAAGGTATATGGTAACTGATTCTATCGTTGAAAAGCACAAAGATTTTGATATTACTTTTTTTAAAAAATTTAATTTTGATGTTTGGAAAGATGAAAGTATAGAGCATTATAAAATCATTACTCCAATAATTTTATATGGAATATTGAGTCAAACTTATTCCAATTATCAAGCATTTTTGCAAACTAAAAAATATCAAGATATTGATGTTGTTATCAAATCTAGACCAGATGTTATTTTAACCAAACCAATTAAGGATATATTATCACAAGTAACTCTAGAATCAGATACAATATATTTCCAAAGTTCGATGGGTGGAGGTCATTTATATGCTGGAGAGTTTCCTAATAATCCCTGCGATTGGTTTTTCTTAGGGAAACTAGAATCTATGGAAAAGTTTCTGTCTGGGTGGTATGAATTTCTTCCAAGTGCCTACGAAAATGGTGTGATTCATATACGAGATTATTGTATAGAAGTTTGTTCTCGAAAAAATTTAAATGTTGGACTGGGTGACTTTGGAGCGATCATATATAAACAAGCAACAGATTGGTATGAAAAATATAAAATTGATTCTAAATTTTATATTAACAATTTCGATTACGAATCTTTCAAACCTTTAGAAATTGACATGTGGCCACATTGGGTTGAGCATGTTAACTTTGAACACTTTAAAAATATGAAATAAAATGGCAAAATCATTTAAAGAAAAAGCAAAAGAAATTATTCAACACTATAGTTCTACTCCATGGACTGGGTGTAGTGATAAAGGATCTGATCATTCTTATGAACTTTTTTATCCTGAAGTTTTTGAGAAAGTTAAAGATAACAAAGATCTTTGTATCTTGGAAGTGGGAGTATCTTCTGGATATAGTCTGAGAATGTGGAGAGATATTTTTTCAGATAAAACTAAAATCTATGGATTTGATAAAGAATATTCGAATCTCCAACTCACAGAAGAAGAAAGAGGAAGATTTATTTTATTACCAGAAGGATCACAAGATGATTCAAGTTTATTTGAAAACTGCCCACAATTTGATTTAATCATTGATGATGCTTCTCATGACCCAGGTCTTACACTAAAAACTTGGAACATTCTTAAATCAAAACTTAAACCAGGTGGTTATTATATTATTGAAGATGTTGATGCCAATCCAGGTTGGCAGAATCAAGAATTTCTTAATACTTTTAAAGTCATTGATTTAAGAGCAAATAAAAATAAATATGACGACATTATCTACCTCTATAAAAATGAAAACTGATTTTGCAATTGTTACTTCTCTGTATAATGTCCAAGAACTGCAAAGAGATGATAATAGAAGTTGGGAAGATTATCTTGAATGGTTTTCAAAGACACTACAAATAAAATGTCCTTTTATTATTTTTACTGAAGAGTATCTGGTTGAAACCATTAAAGAAATTAGACAAGACCTGCCAACTGAAATTATTGTTGAACCTCTAGAACAAATCCCATATTTTCATTTAAAAAATTCAATTCAAGAAGTTATTGATTCTGAATTTTATAAAGAAAATATGGCAGACACAAATAGGGTTGAGTGTAACTATTCAATGTATCCTGTCATTCAATATTCTAAATTTAAATGGTTGAAAAAAGCATCCGAAAATAATTCTTTTGACTCTAAATTTTTCTTTTGGTTGGATGCAGGTGCTAGTCGATTTTTGTATGATTGTAATCTTGAAAACGATTACCCTAGTGAAGATGCGCTTTTGGAATTGGATCAACTTGACAATACCTTCTTAATCCAGTATAATACTGAATGTTATCCTGACCTTGTAAATTCTCAAACATTATCCGAAAGTTATTTTTGGGATAATCGTTCCTTTATTTGTGGAAGTATGTTTGGTGGAAATAAAACTGCCATTGAAAATATCAGCAATGAAATTGATTATGTTTTGGATTATATGATTGAGAATAAAATTGTAAATAATGAACAAATAGCAATTGGATATCTCTGTAAAACAAAAGAGAATCTTTTTACTAAGTTTCATAGAGTCAATGGTAAAAATCATCTTTGTTTATTTCAAGAAATGGCATGAAAATATCTATAATCGGTCCCGGAATTATGCCCATTCCACCTCTTGGTTGGGGTGCGGTAGAAATTCTTATATGGGACACTAAAATTGCTTTAGAATCTTTAGGACATCAAGTTCAAATTGTGAATACTAAAGATTATAATCAGATTATAAAAGATGTCAATTCTTTTGAACCTGATTTTGTTCACATTCATTATGATGAATTTATTACTTTATATCCTCATATTCAACAACCAAAGGCAATTACGAGTCATTATGGTTACTTAGAGAGACCTGAACTCTTTGGTGGATATGCAAATATTGCCAATGAATTTGCTCGTCTTAGACCGAATACTTTTTGTTTATCTGGAGGAATTCAGAATATGTATAAAGTATTATTGAATATTCCTGAAGATAAGTTATTTCTGACACCAAATGGAGTTAATAGATCTAAATTTAATTATGTAGATAATCCTGAATATCCTGATCGTTCCATTTATCTTGCAAAGATAGATTATAGAAAACGTCAGTTTATGTTCCAATCTATTTCTAGTCTTTGGTATGCTGGAAACATTTCTGATGGTAGATTTGATACTTCTAAAAATTATCTAGGTGAGTGGAATAAAGATACATTATATGAGGACTTAACTCAATACGGAAACCTTGTTCTTCTTTCTGATGGAGAGGCACATCCACTTGTTTGTATGGAAGCACTTTCTGCTGGACTTGGTGTAGTTGTTTGTGAATGGGGAAAGGCAAACTTAGATAGTAGTAAAGAATTTATTACGATTATTCCTGAAAATAAAATCTCTGATTTGGAGTATGTTGAGGATAAAATTAATGAGAATAGAAAATATGCCGTAAATAATAGAAAAGAAATTGTAGAATACTCAAAGCAATTTGATTGGAAAGAAATACTTCAAAAGTATTATATTCCCTCCATTGAAAAAATAATTTCCAACAACTGATATGAACAAAAAAATAGCAATAAACTTCATTGGAACTGGAAATTACCTCAAGTTTTTTCCAAGATATTATGAGACACTGATGGAATATTTTGTCCCAGAATGTGAAAAAGATTTTTTTGTTTTTACTGATGGAGATCTTGGGGAAGATATTCCGGACAATATTAAAATTGTATCATCATCTGAAAATATTGAAATTACAACATCAGATTATTCTGCAGACAATTGGTATAATTTGATGTATAATAGTATTGGTGGATTGAGAAGATTTGGTGAGATTAAAAAAATTGAAGATCGTTTAAAATATTATGATTGGTATGTGTACTTTGATGCTGATATGTATTGTTGTAATCAACTCATTGCATATCAAGAGTTTTTTAACGATAAAAAATCATTCTTTGGAGTTCAGCATCCAACTTTTAGTAATCACTGGAGTAAATTTCTTCAATATTTGCCTTTTGAAAGGAATGAAAGATCTTTATCGTGTGTAACTGAAGAAGAAGAAAAGGATGATATATATCTTCAGGGATGTATTTGGGGTGGTAAAATTCCAGAAATTTTTAAATTAATTGATGAACTTGATGAAAGAATCAAAAAAGATTTGGAAAATAATGTAATGGCATCGGCACATGATGAAAGTCATTTAAATAGATATAGGATTGAAAATTATGATGATTTTCACATACTACATCCTTCCTTTGCAAAGCCTGGAAATTATCCCGATAATGAGTTTGATTTTTCCGCAAAGATGATTCATTCACCCGCCGATAAAAAAAATATTCTTTATTCTTAATAAAATGATTGGATTTAATTATCTTGGACAATATGGTAGATTAGCAAATCAAATGTTTCAGTATGCTTCTTTGAGGGGAATTGCCGCAACTAAAGGTTATAATTTTTGTATTCCTAAAACCGATTATGGTGATAAGTGGAAAGATAACAAACTATTTGATGTTTTTGAAATGGGTAATGTAAATAATATTGGATTTATACCGGCAGAATTTTATCCAGAAAAACAATTTCACTATGATCCTGAGTATGTAGATAAATGCTCAGATAATGTGAATTTACATGGATATTACCAGAGTGAAAAATATTTCAAACACATCGAAGACAGTATCAGAGAAGACTTTAAGTTCAAAAAATATATTTTAGAACCTTGTATGTCTAATTTTAATTTTGATGATATTATTGCTCTACATGTAAGGAGAACTGATTATGTTTCTAATTCTGCAAATCACCCTCCATGCAATCTTTCATATTATGAAAAAGCATTAGATCGATTTGATGCCAATATTCCTGTAATGATTTTTTCTGATGATGTCGGATGGTGTCAATCTCAATCTTTATTTGATTCTGATAGATTTATGATTTCCGAATCTCATAATGGATCTATTGATTTGTGTTTAATGAGTATGTGTCATAATCACATCATTGCCAATTCATCATTCTCATGGTGGGGCGCTTGGTTAGCAAAATCCAAAAAAGTGATAGCACCCAAACATTGGTTTGGTACAGAAGGTAATACCTCCAAAAATCAAACACATGATTTATATTTGAATGATTGGATTAAAATATGAAAAAAATAGATTTATCAAATTGCACTTTTATAATTCCTATTAGGATTGACTCCGAAGACAGGACTAGAAATATTACTACAGTTCTTTGTTATCTTCTTAAAACTTTTAATACTAAAGTAATATTAAAGGAATCTGATGAAAAATCTCTTGTACAAGAATATGTAATAGAACAAATTGGAGAATTTTTAAATGAAGATGAACTTAATAATTTAACATATGTGTTTAAGCAATCTGATAATCCCGAATTTCATCGAATGAAAATTATAAATGAAATGTTAGATAAGGTAGTCACTGATGTTGTTGTCAATTATGATTGCGATGCTTTATTAAAACCGGAAACATGTGTTGAGGCAGTAAACCTTATTTTGAATCAAAATTATGATTTAGTTTATCCCTATGGACTTGGTGATTACCAATATCAAATTTTTACAACTGATGAACTTGTAAGTGAGTTTATTAATAAAAATTTTGATTTTTCAGTTTTGGAAAAAAGTTATGATGTTCATCGATCCGAGTTTGGGCATGTTCAATTTTTTAAAACAAAATCCTATATTAGCGGGGGGATGGAAAATGAAAACTTTATCTCCTGGTCCCCAGAAGATAAGGAAAGATATTTTAGATTTAGTGTTCTTGGATATAAGATAGGTAGGATTGACAAGTCTTATGTATACCATTTAGAACATTTTAGGGGACATAATTCTGGTTTTGGTAATCCATACATTAAAAAAAATAATGAATTATGGCAATATTTGCAAAGTTTAAATCAAAAACAATTAGATAGACATTACCAATCCCAAAAATACTTAAGACAATATCAATCTTATACTTTAAATAAAATTTAATTCGTGATGGATAAAAATAAGGCAGCATATAAATTTAAAAATATTGGACCGATATATTACCTAAATCTTGATGGGCAACCAGAAAGAATGGACTATATGGAAGAGCAGTTTAAGTACTGGGAAATTGAAAACTATACTCGTATCTCTGCATATGATGGAAGAGAAGATGACTTGAGTGAAATTATCAAGGGAAAGTATCCGGATAATATGACTACCGGTGAGATTGGATGTACCACCTCTCATCTTAAGGCACTCAAGCACTGGATAGAAACCTCTGAAAGTCCATATGCGGTCATTATGGAGGATGATGTAGATTTACAGACAGCAAAGTTCTGGAACTTTACTTGGAGTGATTTTGTCGCTAAAGTTCCTTATGATTATGATGTAATTCAACTTGCGATTATTTGTACTGGTGATTTACACGTTAAACTTCATAAGAGATTTGTGAATGATTTTTCAACAGCGGCATATATCATTACTCGCCATCACGCAAAAAAACTAATTGACCTTCATTGTCGTGGTGATAAGTATAAACTCGATCAGGGGGTCAAACCCAGAGCAGTGGCGGATGATTTGATTTATAATTCTGGCAATACTTTTTCAATTCCTTTATTTCTTTATAAGATAGAGTTGGGGTCCACTATACATCCAGAGCACATTGATGTTTTTCATCGCCAAAGTCGTGATGGTCTTTTTCAGTTCTGGGAAACCCAGGGTTCTGATATGACAATCGATGACTTGATGAATTATGATCCATATCTTGGAAGAATTACAAACCCGTCATAAAGTTAGAGGATGCTGACTTAAGACCCTTGACAAGACCCGTCTTCTCATATATAATATTGTTATAGTTCTTAATGAAACTACAATGACTGTTACGACTGATGAACGCGGGCAAATGAATATGTTCGCTAAAGAACCTGAAATGTATGTGTCTCCTGATGACGCAGAGCGTTATGCACTTGAGACTTATGCAGAAAAGGCAGAAAAGGCAAATTCAAGATGGGCGATGCTTGGATTTGTCGCCGCAGTTGTCTCTTATACACTCACAGGAAACCTTTTCTTTGGTGTATTCTGATGAGTGAATTTATTTTTACTATCACAAGTATTACTCTTATTGTGCTTTTCGCACATTCTATCAATCAACTTTCTGAAACTTATTAAGGAGAAAAATTATGAAATTTGGATTTACCCCCGAGGCAGAAATTCTAAACGGAAGACTTGCGATGTTGGGCTTTGTAATTGCCGTTGGTACTTATCTTACCACCGGACAATTACTTCCTGGAGTTTTTTAGTATATTATACTCTTAACAACCTTACAAACTTACTAAAATGTTAATTGTGGATATTTTCATCGTATTATGCATATCTGCGATTGTAATTAAAGCATCAATGTACTCCTCCTAAATATTGGGGGAGTTTTTTTATTATATACCAAGAAACTCCTAAATAAATTAGAAGAGTTTAGGTATTAAAAAATGATTGGTCCCAAAAAACGCCCACAAGATTTTGGATTTAAAAAAGGTGATAGTCATTTGGTAGTGAATGACATTACCGAAAAAGTTAAGGCATTTGATTTTTCTGGAAAAGTACTATGGGAACTTCCGGCACTGGCGAGAGGTCAGGGAAGTGATTTTGAGTATAAATTACAAACTACCGATACCCCACCTGGTCTTTATAAAATTGGAACAATTCATAAGGACTATGAAAAGGATCCAACTCCATCCTATGATAGAACTCTAATGTCATTTGGATGGTATAGTTTTGATTTGGTGGAACTTGAGAATCAGGAAAATAAGTATGGTCGTGGAGGCATTATGATACACGGTGGCGGTAGTGCCTGTGGTTGGCCTGGCGCTTGGTTACCAAAACAGAAACTATTCTCCACTCACGGATGTGTGAGAATGCATAATCAAGACTTAAGAGATAAGGTATTACCACTTACAAAAACCGGAACAGTCTTTGTATCCGTATATCAGGAGAGTTAATTATGACTATCAAATTCACAGACGCTGCAAAACATTTTAAGGGAACCAAAGAACAAATAGAAGCATTTGAGTACCTACAAGAAAATACTCTTCCATATGTTTTAGAAGAGTTTGAAAAATTATATCGTAAACAACCTGAAGTTAAATTACTTATCACCAAGAAACAACTTGCTTCTATTTGGGGATCAAACGAAAACTCAATCACGGACGCTGTAATTAATGACTTGAATAGTTGTCTAAATCTTTTTAAGATTAATACCCAGTCCCGAATGAGACATTTTATTTCTCAAATCTCGCACGAATCTGGTGCCGGGAAATGGATGAAAGAACTTGCTTCCGGTGATGCTTATGAGGGAAGAAGAGATATAGGAAATACTCAACCGGGTGACGGAAGAAAGTACAAAGGCGCCGGATTTATTCAACTTACGGGCAGAGTAAACTACGCATCATTCTCCAAGTATATGAATGATCCAAAGATTATGAATGGAGTAGATTATGTCGCAGTTAAGTATCCAGCAACCAGCGGCGGTTTTTGGTGGCATAATAATAATATGAATGCCTTATGTGATAAAAATCCTACCGTAGAAGATGTAACCAGAAAAGTAAATGGTGGTTATCGTGGATTAGAAGATCGTAAAAAATATTATAATAGATGTATTAGTGTTATCTAAATAACGTCCTGCCTTTTTTCGCAGGTCTTCTTATAAATCTCAAGACCTCTACTGGTTGTCGTTTCGGTAGAGGTCTTCTATTTTCTAAAAACATTCCATCATTAGTCAGTAATCTTAATAGAATGAGAATTGGAAGAAGTCTCTTTCTCATACCATATAAGGTCTTGCTATTCCATCATTTACCATTCTCTCATTCACGGTTACTGGTTCTCCAACTAGGTATAGTGTTCCAAGTAGTCTTCCGTACTTATCATCTTTTGTGGTTTCTATAATCCATTCACCGGGTTTGGAAAGTTCTTTCTCCAACCATTCTTTTGCTAGGAGACCTTCAGTTTTCTCTTTGAGATCTTTGGTTTTTGTTTCGGCAGCATCAATTCCTTTGAGACGAACTCTTTGAGATAATGTAATACCAAACCCTAAACTTATTTCTACATCAACCGTATCCCCATCAATGATTCTGTGTATCTTTTTGATTTTGTACTGATACATTTTCTTTAGTGTCTAATATGAGTATGTAGTATATTACCCAGGCAGCACCAAGCATTCCAAGGGCAAGTATGATATTTACGCTCCATACTGGGTCAGTCATTTTTTAGTATTTTGTAGAATTTGAAGTAATAAATCATTTTGTTTTTCTTGATTTTTTTTAAGTTCTTGTACGTCTTCTTTGACTTTCTCTACATCTTTAGTATTCACTAGAGTATTCTGGGAGACAGTCCAAAATCCAGTGAAACCACCAATCAAAGCAGCACCAAGAACAGAAGTAAGTAATGTTCCCATATTAATTTTGAAGTCCATCGTTTTTGAAATATTTATTTAATTTTTTCCTGAAGATGTATCCAAGTTTTTAATTCCGCAACATACTCACGGAGTATTTGTGCTTTTTGTAGATGCCAAGTATCGCCACTTTTAAAGTATTCTTGAGTATGATTATCTATTGCTTTGAGAATGTTATGTATCGGTGCGTTCCAATCTTTTCTATGAGGAGTGTTGAATTCGCGTGGCATAATTCCTCACTTCTTCTTGCCGCCATTCTTTGCTTTTTTAGCGGCCGCATTTCCCTGATTTTGTTTGGGACGCTTTCCTCCAGTAGAACCTTTCTTACCTTTGTTCGGTGATTTTGGCACGGAGATGAGATGTTTTGATTACACTTATATTTATTAAAAACCCTTTATTTATACCAGGTCTTATGGGTATTTCCACCTATTGACAGGATTTCCACACAATGGTATGATATATACATACACGGGGTTAAGGAATGTGACAATTCTGAGAACCGTGTCTTCTCAAACCGGGATCAAGAGAAGTAAAGCATCCCTCATATCCACGACGGAGGGTATCGTGGAGTATACTATACCAAGTTCGTCCCCCGAACTCATACTTACCCCCTTTTTAACAAATGACTGCTACAATTGCTATACGCTCTAATACTAATCTTTGGAACGATTTCTGTTCCTGGGTTACTTCTACGAACAACCGACTATACGTTGGTTGGTTCGGTGTTCTTATGATTCCAACGTTGCTCGCTGCGACTACTTGCTTTATTATTGCATTTGTCGGTGCTCCCCCAGTGGACATTGACGGCATTCGGGAACCAGTAGCAGGTTCTCTTATGTACGGAAACAACATCATCTCTGGTGCCGTTGTTCCTTCTTCTAATGCTATCGGACTTCACTTCTATCCTATCTGGGAAGCAGCGAGTCTTGATGAATGGTTGTATAATGGAGGTCCATTTCAACTTGTTGTATTTCACTTCCTCATCGGCATCTACTGCTACATGGGTCGTGAATGGGAACTCTCCTATCGTTTAGGTATGCGTCCTTGGATTATGGTTGCTTACTCTGCACCTGTTGCTGCTGCATCTGCTGTATTCCTTGTGTATCCTTTCGGTCAAGGTTCTTTCTCTGACGCTATGCCACTCGGCATCTCTGGTACTTTTAACTATATGCTTGTATTCCAGGCAGAACATAACATCCTGATGCACCCCTTCCATATGCTTGGAGTTGCTGGTGTTTTTGGAGGAAGTCTTTTCTCCGCAATGCATAGGGAACTGTGCCCTTGTTGAGTAATCAGCAAGTGAAAATCGGGTGAACTGCTGGAACCCTAAGTCCTTTATGGATACGGCAATCAGCATCCAAGTCTCAGATACATCTGAGAAAGGTTCAGAGACTACCTGAGGGGTTTAGTCCCCTTAATAACAGGTTTAAGTGCCCGACAACCTAATACAAATAGGTTGATGATATAGTCCACTCCTTATGAAAATAAGGTACAATAGGGGTTCCCTCGTAACCTCTTCACTGGTTCGTGAAACCACTGAAACTGAATCGCAGAATTATGGTTACAAGTTCGGACAAGAAGAAGAGACATACAACATCGTGGCTTGACAGAGCGGGTCACGTTAAACTGGGTGAACTGCTGGAAACCTAAGTCCTTTATGGATACGGCAATCAGCATCCAAGTCCTAGATACATCTAGGAAAGGTTCAGAGACTACCTGAGGGATACAGTTCCCTTAATAACAGGCAAGAGCGCCCAGCACCTTTAATAGGTGAAGATATAGTCCAACCCTTAAGGAAACTTTTGGACAATTGGCTCACGGTTACTTCGGACGACTTATTTTCCAATATGCTTCGTTCAACAATTCTCGTTCACTTCACTTCTTCCTTGCCGCTTGGCCAGTAGTTGGTATTTGGTTTACTGCCCTTGGTGTTAGCACTATGGCATTCAACCTGAACGGATTTAATTTTAACCAGTCCATCGTTGATAGTCAAAACCGAGTAATTCCTACTTGGGCGGACATTTTAAATCGTGCTGGACTTGGTATGGAAGTGATTTCTGAAATGTAGTCACCCTGAAACAGGAATGTTTCTTGACGAAACTGGGTTAAACGGGGAAACTCTCAAGTAGACAATCCCGTACCAATCCGAAGAGTACATAGGTTCTTCGGCAGGTCTAACGACTAGGTAGTGAGTTCCAACAATAATCTACCCACGAATGCCCAGCATCCAGAACGGATGAAGAGATAGTCTGGTCTTACTGGCGACAGTAAGAAGTAAGAAATAAAGAGTTCTTACGATAACAAAAACGGCATGAACGTAACGCCCATTAGAAAGTGGTGGCTCTATCAAGTAATTGATAGATGTAAATCGGATGAATTGCTGGAACCCCTCCAAAATATAAGGGCAATCAGCAGCCAAGCCTCAAACGAACTTTTGAGGAAGGTTCAACGACTAGGTGGTTTAGGGAGCGCCCTATGTAATACACCATTAGCGTCCGACAACCTAATAAAATAGGTTGATGATATAGTCTGCTCCATAAGAATGGTAAACTTATGGGATAAGCGAACTTTCCTTTAGATTTGGCGGCAGCAGAAACCACACAAGTGGCTTTGACGGCACCGCCGATAGGTTGATATAAAAACCAAATAATGGTATAATAAGGGAACTCTTCGGAGTTCCTTTTTTTATATAAATACTAATACCTGTGTGGTTCGCATCTATCAGGTGAAAGAGGTGCTTCGGCACCTTTTCTTGTATAAATAGTATTGCGAACCATAACAGAGTAGAAATGTATTACTATACCTACGCATATTTGCGTGAAGACAGTACCCCTTACTATATTGGTAAAGGTAAAGGAAATAGAATATTTAATAAAAATAAAGGTGATATAAGACCACCGAAAGATAAATCAAGAATAATCTTTCTTAAAAAGAACTTAACCGAAACAGAAGCATTTAGACACGAAATCTATATGATCGTCGTATTTGGTAGAAAAGATTTGAGAACTGGTATACTAAGAAACAGAACCGATGGTGGTGAAGGTGTTTCTGGACTTTTAGTAAGTGAAGAAACAAGAAAAAAATTAAGTGAACTAAGAGTCGGTGAAAAAAATCCCAACTATGGGAAAGAAATGAGTGAAGAACAAAAACGACAAATAAGTGAAAAAAGAAAAGGAATAAAACTATCGGAGGAACACAAAGATAAAATCAGACAGAGAATGATTGGAAATACTTGGAATGTTGGTAAAAAACTTTCAGACGAAACTAAAAGAAAAGTTGGTGAGGCACAAAAAGGTAATCAATATATGATAGGAAGAAAATATTCAGAAGAAACTAGAAAGAAAATGAGTGAAGCACATAAAGGTAAACAACCAACAGAAGAAACCCGGAAAAAATTAAGTGAAGCAAAGAAAGGTAAAAAATGGTGGAATGATGGTCTCGGAAATTGTAAACTTGTGTTAGAATGCCCTGGTGATGGTTGGAGGATTGGAAGAAAATGAACCCCTTTCTAATCTTCATCTACTTCACATTCTTCGCAGTCATCGCCGGAGGTGCCTTTGCGATGATGTGGGGAAACATCCAATCCATCAATAAAGAAATGAGAACTCCAAGAAAACCTCAACACCCAGAGGCACCAAAAGAAGGTGATGAACTTTTATATGTTGACCTCACCAAAGAAAGATTAGAAGACCTTTATAAGAACTAAAATGCTAACAATCCTCGCAACCTTCATAGCATTCGGTATGTTCCTCTTCCTTATATCTCTACTTTAATCAAAAATGTTCTCAATAAAATCCCAAGAATACTCTAACTTTTTATCTTGAACTATTCTCCAGCAGTGTTTTTTATTACTAATCCTTTTCATAAGAACTATAATATCTTCACACCATTCAACAGATAATAGTTCAAGGCAGTAAGTAACCGTTTGCTTCTTATTTCTCTTTAATCTCATCAGGAATAATTTTTTGTCTCCATTATAATCAAATATGATACCAGAAATTTCTGAAAGTTTAAATCCAATATGAGATTTTAATTCGGATACCTTATTATCAGTCTTTAAGTAATCTTGAAGATTTAATACAAAACTTTCAATACCATAAGAATACAATTCTAATAATTTTGTTTTTTCAGGTATTTTCATTTCTTTGATATATTTTATTGAGTTTATTTTTTGCGTCTTTGTTTTTCTTGTTAAAATCCGACTGTTGGTCTAAATCTTTTAATTTAGACTTTTTAGTGTGCCCTTTTACAATCCTACTAATAACATCCACATTTTTAGCATTAATACCGTCTGGGTTTCCTTTATGAACAGTTGCATATAAATTCTTTTTAATAGTATCTACTGACCTTTTTGCATTATTACTATTACCTGATTTAGTCATAAAATTTTTAGCAACCTTCATCTTATGAGCATCTTCATTAGAACCACTTTTCTTTTTTCTTTCAATTTGTCTACTTACACTATCTTCAGGAAATGGTTTAAACTTTTCAAGTATTGATATAAATTCTTTATAAGTTTTCATAAGAATTTTATTTGTATTTATCCTCGCAGCCTTCATAGCATTCGGTATGTTCCTCTTCCTTATATCTCTACTATAATAGTCTTTACAAAACCTCATAAATGACGTATAATACTACAAAGACATAAAAACCAAATGACAAAAGAAACCTATGGTAATCCTTTTCGTTCCGGAGAAAAAAATATTGACGACCTATACACAAAAATGATTAATGACCTTGCGTTAGCATCAAGAGAGGAATCAAAGTTTCAGTATGTAATGAAAGATGTATTTCAGGTAATGCGTTCTCTTGGTTGGACTGGTGAAGATACTTTTGAGGTCAATATTGGTGGATGTTCTGCGACAGGAACCGCAACTCATCCAGACGCAAATCCAAAGTGGTCTAAACCTTATGGGACAATTACTTATCAAAAAGATGCCTTTATCGTTATTAAAAACTCAAATAAGAACCCTGTGGTTTCTTCTAAAGCACCACAACTTCCAGAAGGTCAGGGACAACCTGTAGTGATATGATACAAAACATCAATTGGTTTAATGTTCTCATAGACCTCTATATCATATATTGGGGTTATAATTTTGGAAGAAATAAAGAAGAATGAAGTATAAGACAACATTATCCGAACAGTTTCATTATATTTGGATTTGTCTAAAAGAAACCATCTCAATAACTCTAAATAATCATAAGTCGCAGTAACTTATGGGACCTCTCCATTCGCCTAAAGAGTACCTGTTTAATCTTTATACGACAAGTTCTGGGGATGCTAAACGAATATGGAGAAAAGATATCAAAGAGAGTTGGAATCATAAGTGTGCCTATTGTGAGTCTGAAGATAATCTTACAATAGACCACATACTTCCTCAATCAAAAGGTGGATTAGATACTACCACGAATGTAGTATGCTCTTGCCATTCTTGTAATCAATCCAAAGGGCACGAGCACTGGAAACTGTGGTATGTCCAGCAAGATTTTTATAGTGAAGAAAGATTTGATAAAATAGAAAATTGGATGAAACCTCCATCACCCACAAATCTTTATTCTTATCGCCCAAGAAAAAATAATGCGTCATAAGGTTTTATAAATAACTTGAAGACAGTATATACTGTCTAATTTTGGTAAATACCGAATGTAATAAATGGACGGAACTCCAATTAGGATTAAAAGGTCTGCTGTTCCTGGCAAAAGACCCACAATCAATCAACTCTTAAGTGGCGAACTAGCGTATAATACCTATGATGGTGAACTTACGGGTAGAAGGGATCGTCCTGGAATAGGAACTGACATTATTCGCATCGGTGCCGGAACAACAGTCACAAATATTTTATATGTCACAAAAGACGGAAACGACACAAACACCGGACTCAAACTCGGAGACGCCAAAAGAACAATTGGAGCAGCACTCACACAGGCAACAACAGGATCAGTTATTAAAGTTAGTGCTGGATCTTATATAGAGAACAATCCTCTAACCATTCCAGAACAAGTCTCAATCGTCGGTGATAGTCTAAGAGAAGTATCAGTATCACCACAGAATCCAGATCAAGATTTGTTCTATGTGGCAAATGGGGTTTATGTTGCAGAAATGTCCTATACCGGAACGATGAATCCTGGTAGGGCAATCTTCTCCTTTAATCCTGATCAAATAGGATATTTTGATCAATCACCTTATGTACAGAACGGAACCAATTTTATTCCTGGAAGTATTGGAATGAGAATTGATGGTTCCAAAGCAATTGGACCAACTAAGAGTATGGTTCTTGACTCTTATACTCAATATAATCAAGGTGGTATTGGAATCTCAATTACAAATGAGGGATATGCACAGTTAGTTTCTCTCTTCACAATTTGTAGTGATATTGCAGTTTTTTGTGGAAGTGGTGCTGCTTGTGATCTTACAAACTCAAACTCTTCCTTTGGTAACTATGGACTAATTTCCGATGGTATAGGACCCTTAAAATATACAGGAATAGTCACAAGTGCTGCGGCAGAAAATTCGGATACTTTTGTTCTTGATTTAAATGTACCAACTTTAAATATAGTAAATGCTCTTTATGATAATAGGACAGGACTTTTAACTGCCTATACCAATAGTGCTCATAAATTCACGGTTGGTATGGGTATTTCTCTTTCCGGACTTCAGTTTAGTTGCCCTTCTGGTCCTGGAATTGTTACATATCCAAGTGGTAATAAGGGATATGTATTTGAGACAAAAACTGTTGCTCCGGGAAGATATGTTGATGCGGCAAATTCAATTCGTGCAAATAGAACAGAAATACAAGATAAATCACTTGCGGCAATTGCCCTCAATCATCCTGATTTTTATTTTCCCGGTGATCCTCAGACAACACAGTATTCTAGATTCTATGATTCATATAGATTAATTCAACAGAACAAGCAAGAAATTGTAGATAAATCACTTGCATCAATTGCTGTTGGATTTCCGTCAGATTTTTATTTTCCGGATGAACCAGAAACTAATGCTAGATCTAGATATTATGATGCATCGAGATTAATTCAAATTAATAAACAAGAAATCGTTGATAAATCTTTAGGATCAGTTGCAATAGCACACTCAGATTTCTATTTCCCTGGAGACATTCAGACTAATTCTAGGTCAAGATATTTTGATTCTTATAGATTAATTCAAAAAAATAAGGATGTAGTTGTAAGCATTGCCTGGACGAATACTTATAATGTATATCCGGGAATTGCAACTTCTGAGGAAAAATGTAAAAGAGATCTTGGATTTTTTATAGATGCAATTTCAACAGACATTTTAACTGGTGGAAATAATTATTCTCGCCAATTTACCTTAAAATATTTTGATAGTGCTGGAAATCCAATTACAAATGGTCTTCAGGGTGAGGAGGTTGCATCAAATTATGCATTTGTTGAAGCAAGGCAATTAATGAAGAGTGCAATCACCAATACTTTAGTTGGTGCTGCTTATAGTGATTTAACTATTACTGCAGATCCATTAACTGGATCGAACACAAACCCAAGTTCCTGTGCCAATGTTAGAACGAATATTGATAATCTTGTTGGAATTGTAACCACGGTAATTGGTTCAGGAAATACCTCTTCTTTACCAAATACAAATTTTGGATATTTTAATTTAAGTGTTGGTATTGGTTCCACAAGTTCCCCTGGCGGATATAAGTGTGCGAGAGATCTTGGGTATCTTATTGATGCCATTTCTACTGATGTATTTACTGGTGGTAATAAGTATTCTAGAGATTTTACTCTTCAATATTTTGATAACTCAGGAAATCCAATTTCTAATGGGTTAGTCGGAGAAACTGTAGAATCTGTAACTGCCTTTAATGCGTCTAGAGATTTGATGAAAAAGGCTATCACAAATCAATTGAATTTTAAAAATCTTGGAATTAGTTCTGGACCAGCATCTTATGGTGGAATAGGAACTTCTTTACTTGTTTTACAATCTGGTAATCCAAATTCTTGTGCCGATGTCCAATCAAATATTGACAATCTTGTTGGAATTGTGACCACCGTTATCGGTCTTGGAACAACTGGTTCATTATTAACATTTAATGAAAATCTAGGTATTTCAACAACAAACAAATGTGCCAGAGATTTGGGATACTTTGTTGATGCAATTTCTACTGATATATTTACTGGTGGAAATTCATATTCTATTGCCTTTACTAAGTTTTATTTTGATAATGTTGGATCTGCTACAACTTCTCTTTTGGGTGAAGAATCGGAGTCTGTTTATGCATTTGCTTCTGCAAGAGAATATGCCAAAAAAGCAATTACAAATCAATTGAATAGAAAGGATTTAACTCTTACTGCTGATCCAACTCCAAGTTCTGGAATATCTTCAAATACGAATCCTAATTCTTGCACAAATGTTCGGGATGCAATTGATACTCTTGTTGGTATCTCCATCCAAGCAATTAGTAGTGGCAATTTAACAGTACTAAATTCAATTAATATAAATCCCGGAATATTTGTAACGGGTCAAAATAAGTGTCGTAGAGATATTGGATATGTAGTTGATGCTATTGCGGATGATTTAGAGGAATTTACGAATAATAATATTATTATTGCAACCGAATCTTATTTTGATATAAATGGAAATCCGCTTTCTAATGGATTAGTTGGAGAAGTAACCGAGTCAATTACGGCATTCCATGCTGTTAGAGATTATTCAAAAAAGGCAATTAATAATTTACTGAACTACCAAGATTTAACATTACAGATAGACCCTCTTACCGGTTCTAATCAGGATGAAGATTCCTGTTCAAATGTCAAGAACACTATTGACAACCTTGTAGGAATTCTTACTACATCAATTGCATCAGGAAATACTTCTAGTATTCCAACTACTGCATCAAGGGCAAGCACCGTGTTTACTGCGAATGTTGGAGTTTCTACATTACCGCATACTTATGTTCCCAATACAGGCACGGCAAAAATTAATGTTATAAGACCATTTGATGGTCAGGTTGTATATTTTAGTAAACTTTATTATACAGTAGAAAAGATATTAGTGAGTAATGGTGGATCTGGATATTTTATCTCTCCGGAAATTGATATATCTGATCCAGAAACTAATTTTGGAGTTGCGGCACAGGCAGTTGCCGAAGTTAAAGATGGAGTGGTGGTTTCAATTGATATGGTTTCTAGTGGTAGAGGATATACTTATACTCCAACTGTTACATTAACCGGTCCTGAAGTTGGAATAAATACAGCAGTAGCGATACCTATAATGGTTCCAACTTATTATTCAATATTAAGTTCTACGCCAATTTCTGCTGGTATTTGTACGATCACGATAAATGATAATGTTCCTTATGACGTTGGAATAGGAACACTGGTTCCATTTTTCAAACAGAGTCGTGTTTTGGCAACAGGTCATTCACTAGAATATATTGGTTCTGGTACTGAAATTGCAACTGCTCTTCCTGCAACTGGTGGTGTTCCTATTCAGGAAAATGAAACTGATGCCCGTAATGGTGGACTAGTTGTATTTACAAGTACCGACCAATCAGGAAACTTTAGAATTGGTGATGGCGTTGTAATTGATCAGCAGGCTGGTACTATTTCTGGTACATTTTATTCAAAGAGTTTATTTTCTACCATCACACCATTTATTCTAGCACTAGGAGGAGATTAAATAATGGCATTAGCACTTAATGTATTCAAGACGATAACTGCTGTTGGCAGTACTAATAATGTTGGCATTTATACATCTCCAGTTGGATATACTGGAGTTGTACTTTTAGCACAGGCAGCAAACATTGGGACACAAACTCAAACAGTTTCATTCGCACATCAAAGAACTAATAAAAGAACTGGAATTGCAGTTACGACTGAAATTATTTTGTCATATCCTATCTCTGGAAATGATACTGCAAATTTGTTGTCGGGAAAATTAGTTCTAGAATCAAGTGATGTTCTTAGATTTTCTGCAAGTAGTAATACTAATATTAAGTTCATAGCAAGTATCTTAGAAACTCTCAACTAGCAAATGGATAAGTACGTCAGCGGCAGGCAAAGAGAACTCAAAGTAGGTTTATCTTCTTATAGTGAAGATAGAACTGTTATACAAACTGTAGGCAAAGTTGGAATCGGAACCACAAATGCAACATCAAAACTTACCGTAGTTGGTGATGGAAACTTTACTGGTGTTGTAACCGCAACCACATTTATTGGAAACTTAACAGGAACTGCAACAACAGCATCAAGTGTTACTGTAAATTCAGTTGGTCTTGGAACTGATACCTTTGGTGATTATGTTAAGAACATCACAGGAACTGCAAATCAAATTACGGTTACGACCGGAACCGGAGAAGGTTCATCACCAATCTTAAGTATTCCAAATCAATTTACAACACCACAAGATGTTACAGTTTCCAGAGACCTTCAGGTTAATCGTAACTTAAATGTAAATGGAAACATTACGATTGGTGGTACTTCCGCTACTTTATTCACAGAAACATTTAAAGTTGCTGATGCTGATATTGTTCTTGGAGTTCGTACAGATGGAAATGGGAATGATATATCAACAGATAATACGGCAAATCACGGTGGTATTGCGATTGCCTCCACCGAAGGAAATCCTCTTGTAAATCTCAATATTGTTGGTATTGAAACATTACCTGCCACATATAAGAAGTTTATGTGGTTTAAGGCAGGTTCTTTTGTTGGACTTGGAACTGACGCTTGGTTAAGTAATTATGCAATTGGTATTGGTTCCACTCAAGTACCAAATGGAGTTCGTTTGGCAGTTGGTGGAGTTCATATTACCGATAGTCAAATTACCGCAACCAGATTTATTGGAACTGCTACAAATCTTGATATTAATGGTCTTCCTTTAATTGCCGATCCGCAGAGTGGAGATTTTATTGCTCTTTATGATGTAAGTGGAACAGTTGTAGGAAAGGCAACAATTCAAAATGCTGCGTTGCAAGGTCTTCAGGGAACTCAAGGACTCCAAGGTAGACAAGGTACTCAAGGAACTCAAGGTCTTCAGGGTACAGGAAATCAGGGTACTCAAGGTAGACAAGGTACTCAAGGAACACAAGGTCTTCAGGGTACAGGAAATCAGGGTACTCAAGGACTCCAAGGAACTCAAGGAACACAAGGTCTTCAGGGCACAGGAAATCAAGGTACTCAAGGTCTTCAGGGAACTCAAGGAACACAAGGACTCCAAGGTACAGGAAATCAAGGTACTCAAGGACTCCAAGGACTCCAAGGAACACAAGGACTCCAAGGTACAGGAAATCAGGGTACTCAAGGTACACAAGGTCTTCAGGGTACTCAAGGTCTTCAGGGTACAGGAAATCAGGGTACTCAAGGACTCCAAGGAACTCAAGGAACTCAAGGTCTTCAGGGTACAGGAAATCAGGGTACTCAAGGTCTTCAGGGAACACAAGGTCTTCAGGGTACAGGAAATCAGGGTACTCAAGGAACTCAAGGAACTCAAGGAACTCAAGGAACACAAGGTCTTCAGGGTACAGGAAATCAAGGAACTCAAGGATTACAGGGAACTCAAGGACTCCAGGGTACAGGAAATCAAGGTACTCAAGGACTCCAAGGAACTCAAGGAACTCAAGGTCTTCAGGGTACAGGAAATCAGGGTACTCAAGGAACTCAAGGAACTCAAGGTCTTCAGGGTACTCAAGGTCTTGTAGGACCAATAGCAGGTTCTAACTCTCAAGTTATTTTTAACAATAATAATGTATCTGCCGGTGCAACTAATTTTGTTTATGACGCAACAAATCAAAGAGTTGGTATTGGAACCACAAATCCAGGAGCAACTTTAAATGTAGTTCCAACAGCAACTTCTATTGCTGGATTGTTCTCTGGAACTACATCAAGTGATATGGTTCGTATCACTCAACTTGGAACTGGTAATGCTCTTGTAATTGAAGATTCTACAAATCCTGATGAAACTCCTTTTGTTGTTACTGCAAGTGGTAATGTTGGTATTGGAACCAATAATCCAATCTATGGTGTTCATATTCAAGGAACATCTATTGCGGAAATTGGTTTTACTGCAACTGGAGCAGGTGGAGACAACTTTAGAGTTGGTTCGGGTTCAATTGCTGCTGGTTTTGATGGTCTTCGGGTTTATGATGTAAATGCTTCTGCAGAAAGATTGAGAGTTGATAGTTCTGGAAATATTGTTATAAACTCTACATCAGCAACAGGAACCGCATCACAAAGACTTCAAGTTACTGGTGGTGCTTATGTTTCTGGTAATCTTGGTATTGGTGCTACTAATCCTGCAGCAACATTTGAAATTTCTGGTGGTACTGGTATTGCAACAGTAAGACTTACAAATAGTCAATTTAAAGTATCTGGCGGAAGAAAAGCAGGAGCAATTGATTTTAGAGTTGGAGGAAATGCATCAGAACTTGCACAACCAGTCGCTCTTATAGAAGGTTGGGACGATTATGTGGGAACTGATTACCAAGGTTCTTTGAGATTTTATACTTTAGATGGTGCAGTTATTAGTGAGAGATTAAGAATAACTCCAGAAGGTTATGTTGGTATTGGAACCACAAATCCAACAACAAACTTAGATGTAAATGGTGGTATTAGACTTCGTGGTTCTCTCTTTGATAAGGATAATGAATCTGGAGCACCCGGACAAGTCCTTGCATCAACTGGTTCTGGAGTAGATTGGGTTGCTGCTGCTTCTGCTGGTGCAATTAGTGGTATTACAATTCGTGAGGAAGGTTCTGTTGTAGGAACTGCGGATAATGTTAATTCCATTAACTTTGTAGGGCAGAATGTAACTGCAACAGCATCTGGTACTGCTTCTACTATCACAATTGCCGACTATGTTTCTAATGCCGGTATTGCCACAAATCTAAAAGGTGGTGTTATTGGTAATATACCTTATCAATCTGCATCTGATACTACTGTATTTTTGGCAAATGGTACACCTGGGTATGTTCTTGCATCAAATGGAGTTGGTGCTACACCTACTTGGGTTGCTGCTGCTTCTGCTGGTGCAATTACTGGTATTACAATTCGTGAGGAAGGTTCTGTTGTAGGAACTCCAGGTAATGTTAATTCCATTAACTTTGTAAGTGGAAATCTAACTGCAACATCATCTGGAGTAGGTGCAACAATCACCCTAACTAATAATCCCACATTTACGGGTCTTACAGTTAATGGTGCTACAAATATTAATTCAAATCTAAATGTTACGGGAAACATAACTGTTGGTGGTACTACAGCATTTCTTGTTGTTAATGAATTACAAGTAAAAGATAAAGATATTGTATTGGGATTTACAACAAATTCCTTTGGTCAGGATGTTTCTACGGATACCACGGCAAATCACGGTGGTATTTCAATTGCATCTACTGAAGGTACTCCATTAATTGATATTAATGTTGTTGGTATTGATAGTATTCCTTCCACATATAAACAAATTATGTGGATTAAGGGTGGTACTTTAGGTGCCGGTACTACTGATGCCTGGTTATTCAATTATGGTGTTGGTATTGGTTCTACTCAAGTTCCTAATGGAGTTCGTTTGGCAGTCGGTGGAGTTCATATTACCGATAGTCAAATTACCGCAACCAGATTTAATGGAACTGCTACAAATCTTGATATTAATGGATTACCTACTGTTACAGACCCTCAAAGTAGTGATTTTATTGCTCTTTATGATGTAACTGGAAATGTTGTAGGAAAGGCAACGATACAGAATGCCGCTCTTCAGGGTGTTCAAGGTACTCAAGGACTCCAGGGTACAGGAAATCAGGGTACTCAAGGTACTCAAGGAACACAAGGACTCCAGGGTACAGGAAATCAAGGAACTCAAGGATTACAGGGAACTCAAGGAACTCAAGGACTCCAGGGTACAGGAAATCAGGGTACTCAAGGAACTCAAGGTACTCAAGGTACTCAAGGACTCCAGGGTACAGGAAATCAAGGTACTCAAGGTCTTCAGGGTGCAAGTGATGGTGGATTTGTGGTATTTGATGACACCACAACAAATTCAAACTGGTATGTTGGAATTATTTCTGTCACATCAGGAATCGCCAAAACTGCTCAGGTTTCTTCAACAAAACTTCAATTCAATCCCTCTACTGGAGCACTTGGAATTGGTACAGTAATTGATATAATTCCTTATGATACTCTAAACTCAGGCACCTTATCTTGGGAAGGTTCTGCTGGTCAGTTATTCAGTATTACAAATAATCTCACCAGTGGTTCTATCTTCTCTGTTAATGATGTTTCTGGTATTCCAAGTATCGATGTAGATGCGAATGGAACGATACAACTTGGACCTTATGGTGGAAATATAGGATTGGGAACAACCAATCCAACATCAAAACTTCACGTTCAAGGAGATGTAAGAATTACCGGTGTTTCTACTTTCGGTGGATTGGTAGAACTTGATGGTGCTTTGAGAGATATCAATAATAATGTAGGTGCTGCCGGTAGTGTTTTAGTATCAACAGGTGCTGGAGTTTCTTGGACTACTCCTTTTGCTGCTGGACTTCAAGGACTACAAGGAACTCAAGGTCTTCAGGGAACTCAAGGACTTCAAGGTCTAAGTAATCAAGGTGTTCAAGGTACTCAAGGATTGCAGGGACTTCAGGGACTTCAAGGTTCTGGTACTCAAGGTACTCAAGGACTTCAGGGTACTCAAGGATTGCAGGGAACTCAAGGACTTCAAGGTCTAAGTAATCAAGGTGTTCAAGGTACTCAAGGACTTCAGGGTACTCAAGGTGTTCAAGGACTTCAAGGACTTCAGGGTTCTGGTACTCAAGGTACTCAAGGACTTCAAGGTACTCAAGGATTGCAGGGAACTCAAGGACTTCAAGGTCTAAGTAATCAAGGTGTTCAAGGTACTCAAGGACTTCAAGGTACTCAAGGATTGCAGGGAACTCAAGGACTTCAAGGTTCTGGTACTCAAGGTACTCAAGGTCTTCAGGGTACTCAAGGTCTTCAGGGTACTCAAGGACTTCAAGGTCTAAGTAATCAAGGTGTTCAAGGAACTCAAGGTCTTCAGGGTACTCAAGGACTTCAGGGTACTCAAGGACTTCAAGGTCTAAGTAATCAAGGTGTTCAAGGAACTCAAGGTCTTCAGGGTACTCAAGGACTTCAGGGTACTCAAGGACTACAGGGTACAAGTGATGGGGGGGTTACGGTATTTGATAACACCACAACAAATTCAAATTGGTATGTTGGAATTCTTTCTGTCACATCAGGAATTGCTAGAACTTCTTATATTTCTTCTACAAAACTTGTATTCAATCCTTCATCCGGTAATCTTGGTATTGGAACCACAAATCCAACAACAACAGTATCCGTTGCTGGTTCTTTCACTGCAACTGATACTCGTATCCAATCTCTTGCAGAAAAATCAATACGTGTAAGCGGAAATACTGTAAGTTTGGTTTATAATATTGGTGGTGGTAATATTGCTATTTGTACAAATCCAACAGGACCAATCACACTGAATGTAACTGGTATTCCAACTGATAGTACTTTTGATAACAGTGTTCTTACATTTACAGTTGTTGCAATTCAAACTTCAATTGGATATGCATGTACCACAGTAAATTTAAATGGTACTGCAAGAACTGTAAGATATCCTGGTTCTGTTGTCTCAACTGCTTCTACAACTTCTTATGATATTTTTAACTTTACTGGCATTAACACAATAGGTTCTGCTAGTACTACTGCAAATTATCAAGTTCTTGGTATTGTGAATGGTAACTTCAAATGAGTTTTTTGAGTAAAAGTTTTGCTATTTCAACCACATATCCAAAAATTGTTACAAATGATCTTGTCTTAAATCTGGATGCAGGACAACAAAATTCTTATCGTGGTTCGGGAACCATCTGGACTGATTTGAGTGGTAATAGGAATAATGGAACTCTTATAAATGGACCGACTTACAGCAGCGCCAATGGAGGTCATTTGCTTTTTGATGGAACTAATGAACGTTTAGACCTAGATTCTGATTTGAATTTATCCACTAACACCGGATTTACTATGTGTTTGTTTTTACAACAAACAATTCCACAAACAGGTACTGGATGGAACTATTTTTTCAATAGAATAGATCCATTTATTGAGATAGGAGCATATGGAACTGCAGGCACAACATTTTATTTTAAGGATAATAACATACCTGTTGATGTTACCTCCGGAAATGTTACTACATCATGGTCTTATATTGCTTTTGGTACAAATCCAACCACAAGAACTCCTTTTATACACCGATTTAACTCCAGTGGATATGCCTTAACTACAAGTGCAACGGCATTTTCTAATACAACATTATCATTTAGAACGATGTTTACTGGTGCGGCGGCCAACTATGCAGCAAAAGTCGCTACTATTCAGGCATACAACAGAGTACTCACCGCAACAGAAGTCACACAAAACTTCAACGCTCTTCGTAGGCGTTTCGGTATATGACCCCCATCGCTACCGAGTACGACCTGCCAGAACCATCTATTGACACTTAAGAACTAATCTGTTATAATAAATTTTATGATTGTGAGTATATGATGCATCCATTTTATAATTACACTATTGATAAATTTACTGAGAAATAATACTTTATTAATTATTATGTTTATGAACTTTGTAAAACTTGCCTTGGAAAATGGTGGAATCGTAAAACCATTAATGATTCCTTCAGAAGATTTTATGGGACCTTCTCTAACCAATCCATCAATATTGGTTGTGGATGGAAGTATCATAGTTAATATCCGAAATATAAATTATACTTTATATCATTCGGAGTTGGATAGATTTGAGCATATATGGGGACCTATGGTGTATATTCATCCAGAAAATGATATGCATCTTCGTACTTGGAATTATGTTGCACAATTAGATGGAGATTTAAATATTATACATTATTCTAAAATTGATACTTCAAGATTTGATACATACGAACCACAATGGGAATTTGTTGGATTGGAAGATGGTCGCTTAATACATTGGAATGATAAGATATATCTTTGTGGAGTGAGAAGAGATTTGGATACGATTGGGACTGGAAGAATGGAAATTTCAGAACTTGAATTTGCTGATGATAAAGTCATAGAAGTATCAAGATTTAGAATTCCAGGACCACCTCCGGATAATGAGTATTGTATGAAGAATTGTACTCCTATAGAGGATAAACCTTTTCATCTAATGAAATGGACTAATTCTACTTGTATTATGAAGTTCAATCCAAATGGTGAAGAAACTCAGGTATTTGAAACTAATCAATATACTCCAGGATTTAATGATATGAGAGGTGGGTCTCAAGTCATTAAATATAAGGATGGATATCTAACCATCATTCACGAAACACAATTGTATAGTTCTGAATTGGGAAGAAAGAATGGTACATACCGACATAGATTTGTATATTGGGATAGTGAGTTTAAGTCTCAAAAATTTTCTAAACTATTTTCATTCTTAAATATGAAAGTAGAATTTTGTTGTGGTTTAGCAAAATATAATAATAGTTATTTGATTACTTTTGGTGCGGTAGATAATGCCGCTTATGTTTTAAAAATTTCAGAATCTTTTTTGGAGGACTTTATCAATGAATGAATTAGTATTATTTGCAACTGATACGGAAAATCCTGAAAAAAATTATAACCTTGCCGAATGGTATGATAATCAGGGACATAATGCATCCGCACATACTTATTATTTGAGGGCAGCAGAAAGAGCAGAAAATAAACTCCTTGCTTATACATCACTTCTTCGTGCATCAATTTCTTGTAGAAAACAAGCAACAAGAGAAGTGACGGAAAAATCATTAATTCATAGTGCCTTGTCCATTCTACCGGAAAGACCAGAAGCATATTATTTCTTATGTTTAATCTATGAAAAAAAACAAGAATGGGATCAAGTTTATACTTATTCTATCCTTGGTTTAAATTGTTATGATAAAGAAATTGAACCAATTAATATTCCAGACTATGAAGGAAGATATCTTTTAGTATATCAAAAAGCAATTTCTTCTTGGTGGTGGGGTAAGATGAAAGAATCTAGAGATTTATTTCATTCCCTTGTTGATGAATATTGGAACGATATGAATTCTGAATATCGGTTCTTGGTTGAAGATAAAATTATGCATATTGGTCTTGGACCAAATTCTCAATCTGCAGTATATTTTGATAAGACAAAATTTAATCAATTGAGATTTAAGTTTAAAAATTCTGATACAATCGAAAAAAATTATTCACAAGTTCTTCAGGATATATTCGTTCTTTCTGTATTGAACGGAAAAAACAATGGAACTTTTCTTGAAATAGGAGGAGCAAAACCCTTTGATAGAAACAATACCGCTCTTTTAGAAGAGAAATTTAACTGGAGAGGTGTTTCAATTGAATTAGATGAAACATTTGTAAAAGAATATACGAAAGAAAGACCAAAAACTAAAGTATTGAATCAAGATGCTTTGGATATAAATTATGAAAAACTCCTAAAGGAAAATTTTCAAGAAACCGCAATTGATTATCTTCAACTGGACATAGAACCAGCAAGAAATACTTATGAATGTATGTTAAAAATACCATTTGATAAGTATAAATTTGCGGTTATTACTTATGAACACGATTATTATATTGATGTGACCAGATCATATCGTCAAAAATCAAGAGATTTCTTGAAAAGCAAAGGATATGTTTTAGTTGTTAATGATATATCTCCAGATGGAATTTCTTCATTTGAAGATTGGTGGGTTCATCCTGATTTAGTGAATGAACGAATTATTAATATTATGAAAGATAAAAATGAAGATACAAAAAATGCAGAAGATTATATTTTTTGTAATAAATTTTATTCCGAGTTTGAAACTGACAAATATCTGCGTGAAAATTTTTTCCCAGATTTAGGTTATAAGGGGATAATGGTTGAAGTTGGTGCTGGACCTCAAGAATTCATAAGCAACTCGAAACATTTTAGAAATTATGGATGGAGAACAATTGCAGTCGAACCTAATCCAAAATTTGTAAAGCAGCACAGAGATAATAATAGTGAAGTATATCAGTATGCTTGTTCTAATGAAGAGAAAGAAACAACTTTTACTATCAATTACAATAACGATAATTGGTACTCTCAAGAAAATGATGAGGTGAGTTTTTCTTCACTGGGAATAAAGTATGATAATGTTCCGGAGCATAATACTCAAGAAGTTATTGAAGTACAGACGATTAAACTGAATACTTTATTGGATAAAATAGATGTAAGCAGTATTGATATATTATCAATAGATACTGAGGGTTGGGAACTTGAAGTTATGATGGGTTTTGACCAAGAAAAATATCTTCCGAAGGTAATTGTATTGGAAAATTTTCAAAATAATTTAAATTACGAACCTTTTATGAATGATAGAAATTATATAAAACATTCTCAACTTGGATATAATGAAATTTATGTGAGAGAAAAGTTGACTTCGGAAGAAAATGAAAAAAAAGAGAGTGAAGTTATTTCTAATTATCCAACTGCTCCAGAATTTGATTGGGGAAATCTTAGTGAAGAATATGTGCAATTATTTACGAATGAAAATTTTGTTCATAGAACATATGAAAAACATCAAGAGGTAAAACCTAATGATATCGTGTTTGATTTTGGTGCGAACTATGGATCATTTACTTATTCAATTTTAGATAAAAAACCAAAAGAAGTTTATTGTATTGAACCATCTAATACTATTATAGATTCTTTACTAAAAAATGTTTCTCACGGTCCAGTGACTTTTATTAATAAAGCAATTTCGGATAAAGAAGAAATAAAATCAATACCCGAAAATGGAGTTTATATATATGACCATGAAGGAAATTCATATTCTACAACTACATTTGAACAAATTATTAAGGAGTATAATATTTCTAAAATTGATTTCTTAAAATTCGATTGTGAGGGTGGGGAGTATTCAATCTTTACAAAGGATAATTATGAATTCATTCGAAATAATGTTACAAATTTTGCCGGCGAATGGCATATTAATGATCATCAAAATGCTGTAGAGCGATTTATTGAATTTCGTAATTTGTATTTGAATGATTGTTCAGATCTTCATGTATATGAAAGGAATGGTAAAGATGTAACTAAAGATATTTTTAATGATCAATACTTGTATGATTTTAGAGACTGGTGGAAACCTACTTGTCTTGGTCAGTTTATGATTTATTTTTCATATGGATCCACATCTAAGTTTGATTTAATGACAAATTCAAAATCAACCTCATGGATTGTAGATAATTTTTATGATAATCCGGATGAAATTCGTAAATTTGCATTAGAACAAGAATTTGCCGAGGGTGGATATGGCAGAGGTTTTATTGGAAGACGCACAGAACAGCAATTTTTATTCCCAAATCTCAAAGAAAAATTTGAAGAAATTATAGGCAGAAAAATAACTGCTTGGCAAGAGCACGGAATGAACGGAAGATTTCAAATTGCTTGGTCAGGAGAACCACTGGTTTATCACTGCGACAGTCAAAAGTGGGGAGGAATGTTATATCTGACTCCTAACGCACCTTTTCAGTGCGGAACTACATTATATGCCCATAAGCAAACGAGAGCACGAACTTATTATGAGGAAGGTTGGGATGCTGCCTGGAAAGATATTCCTGGAGAATGTCATTTAGATGGAACTCCTTGGGAACCCGTGGATGTTCTTGGAAATGTATACAATCGCCTTGTAATTTTTGATGCGAGTGCTATTCATTCTGCCTCCGAATATTTTGGAACAGTTATGGAAAATGCAAGACTATGGCAAATGTTTTTCTTCGATACGGAGGACTAATAATGAAAAACAAATTAACTAATTTTCCACCAGTTTATTATATTTCTTTAAGTGATTCTATTAATAGACAACAATCATTTGAAAATCAATTTCTTTCAAATGAAATTGTAAATGTAAAAATGATCGAAGCATATGATGGTAGAAAAATTAATTATTGTATAGAAAATGATACTGTTGATGGAGTTTATTTTCATCAAATGGACTCTGGTGGAATTGCAGCAGCAATTTCACATTTAAAAGCAATTGGAGAGTGGTACAATAGTTCAGATTCTGAGTATGCAATCTTCTTTGAAGATGATATGTCAATACAATCTGTAGATGATTGGAATTTTTCTTGGCAAGATTTTGTAAGTGCCCTACCAAAAAATTGGAAAGCAATTCAATTATCTTTAATTAAGGAACATGGGATTGAAGATAATGATATGAAATTGAATCAAAGGGAATGGTGGAATTGGTCTGCTGGATCCTATTTAATTAGAAGAAATTATGCTAAAGAATTAATTGAATATTTTTATCAAGAAAATAAATATTATCTAAAAATCAAAGATTATGATGTAATTCCTTGCATAGAGTATTGTTTGTTTTCATTAGCAAATATGGATGCATATACAATTCCATTATTTTATGAAAATACAAACTTTGTATCAACTTTTTATCAGCATTTTATTGAACAAACTCACAAAGGGTCTCAAATTGATTCTTCTAATTATGTTAAATATTGGTGGAAAATAAAAGGTCGAGATAAAAATTTAGATGATTTAAATCTAAAAGTATTACCTCATAGCAATACAATTAATCACATATGCCAAAACTCAGAATTTGGAGAAGAGTGGTTTTCTTATCCAAATTTATATAAGTCTATGGTTGAAAAATTTCCTTCCGGTAGTAAATTCGTAGAAGTTGGTTCATGGAAAGGAAAATCTTCTGCATATATGGCAGTAGAAATTGCAAATTCTAATAAGAATATTGATTTTTATTGTGTGGATACTTGGGAAGGAAGCATAGAACATAAAAATAATACAGAAATTTCTATGTTGTATGATATATTCTTGAGTAATATGAAACCAGTTGAATCTTATTACACCCCATTAAAAATGAAATCATTAGATGCAGTATCTAGATTCGGGGATCATTCCTTGGATTTTGTGTTTATAGATGGTTCTCATGAATATGAAGATGTAAAAGAAGATATTAAAGCATGGTTACCTAAAGTAAAACCTGGAGGAATACTTGCTGGACATGATTATTATATTGAAGGAACTGATTGGTTTCCTGGAGTTAAGCAAGCTGTAAATGAAGAACTTTCTGGATTTGAAACAGCAGAAAAATGTTGGATTTTTCAAGTCCCCAATGAGATTACTATTACTGAAAAATTAAAAAACTTTCCTTCAGTTAATTTTATTAGTATTGAAGAATCTCAAGAACGTAGAGATGTTCTTTATGAAATGTTTGAAAAATATGGAATTTCTAATGTAACACCCCATATTTACAAAAGATATAGTGATGAAGATCATAAAATTATTGAGGGACCTTTAACTGCTCACATTAGTAACGGTCCAGTCACTTCACATTTAAAAGCAATTAGAGAATGGTATGAAAGTACGGATGAAGAATATACAATCATTTGTGAAGATGATTTTACTTTTGATACTGTAAAATATTGGAACTTTACTTGGGATAAATTTTTTAATTCTTTGCCAGAGAATTGGAATATTGTTCAATTATGTTTAATTAGGGAAGATATGTTTTGCTTCTTTAATCCAGAAGTCAAATTGAGAGACCGGTGTTGGTGTGATTGGTCTTGCTGTGCATACTTAATCAGTAGAAAACACGCAGAAAATTTAATAAAAAATTATTATCCAGATGATTATATTCATTTAGAATATAAAGGAACTGATAAAGAACTTAGAGAAAGAGAAGGAACTTTCAATTGTATTGGAGTATTTGCTTATTGGTTTTGCCTCCCTTCTGCGGAAAATATAATTTATTCTCCTTTTGAAGGAATTCAAGGAGGAATTTATACTTTTCCATTATTTGTTGAAAATGTTTCTTTTAATTCTACTTGGAGTGGGACAACTGATAATTGGTTAAATGTAAAATGTCATGATGAAATTATGAATTGGTGGAAGACAAAGGGACAAAATAAAAATTTAGAAGATTTTAAGTTATAATGATTGTTAAATACTTTTTTACTTAATAAAAATATGAACTTTACCATATATTCTAAAGAAAATTGTCAATATTGTCACAAGATTAAGAAAGTTCTTGAGTTGACAGGAAGTAACTTTGTGGTGTATAATCTTGAAGAACACTTTACAGCAGATGAGTTTTATGCCGAGTTTGGTGAAGGTTCCACATTCCCTCAAGTTATCTGTAATGATAAAAAATTAGGAGGAGCTTCAGAAACGGTTAAGTTCCTTCAGGAAAATCATATTGTTTAATGTCTAACCTAAATAACAATATCACACCAAATCGTGGTATTGAGTTAATATTAAGCGGAGGAAAACAAAAGAAATCGCAACCTTTTGGTATTATTTACGAAAAGTTAATTCTTCTCTTTAAGAAAGAAATAACCATCTACTTTGAATTATCGATCAAAACTCGTAAGATCGAATAACTTCCTCACCGGAGAAAACAAATGTTAGCTACAAGTTTAGTTTTCGGTTCGTTCATTATCATAATGTTTTTTGTTGTGGGAATACTGATTGGATGGGTTTCCAGAGAGTATATGATGAATTATCGTGAGATACCCAGACAGCATCCAGAACTCTTTGATAGAGACGGAAACTTGATCGCTGATGAAGTGGTTTCTTTAAGTGTTTCGCCAGATTTTTATGAAGGATTTCAACAAGAATATGGGGGTCTGTTTAATGATGATGACGATGATGACGATGATGATGAAGAATAATCACTAAATATTTTCAACTTATTATTTAATAAAATAACTATGACCGCGACAAAAGCAAAAACACCAATTACAAAACCAAAGGTATCGCAATCCGTACCTGCAGTTGATAGTCTTCCAGCGAACCCATTTGTCTTTGAGGTTCTTAATCTTGTATCAAAACAAAGAACTAATCTAAAGAAAGTTGAGGTTCTTCAACGATATGAAGACCCATCATTAAAGTCCATTCTAATTTGGAACTTTGATGAGAGTATTAAATCATCTCTTCCCGATGGAATTGTTCCTTACTCAAGTGTTGGGGAACAAGGTTCTTTTAGTGGAACACTATCCGGCAAAATTGAAGATGCCGTTGGTAAAATGGAAGAACTTAATTCCCGATCACTGGGATCACAAGATCAGGGAAGATCATCTATTCGCAAAGAATATACAAAGTTTTATAATTTCATCAAGGGTGGAAATGATGGATTGAGTTCTCTTCGTAGAGAAACGATGTTTATTAATGTTCTCGAAGGTCTTCATCCTCTTGAGGCAGAAATCCTTTTTCTTGTCAAAGATAAGAAACTCGAAACTAAATATAAGATAACAAAAGAGATTGTCTCACAGGCATATCCCGATATTAAATGGGGAGGTCGTTCGTGAGTAGACTTCGTGATGTAGTTGAGAGAGAAAAAAATACGGAAACACTAATGAACTGGTCCCCCGAAGAAAAAAAGTCACTTCCACCACAATATAGTTGTGAGGTATTAGTTTCTGATGGTTCAGTTGATGATGTGAGGTCTCCCAATTATCCAAGTGATGCCTATATTGTATTTTATGAAATTGATGGCAAAAAGCATCTGGACTTATGTAGAGGAAAGAGAGTAAGTATCTTTGATATGTATTATGATAAGTTTGGTGCCGGAGTGATTAAAAAAATTGATTTTGGATGTGGAAAAATAAATCCAAGATCGTGGGGTTATAAACCAGCCGAAAGAAAAAGGCGAAAGTGATTTCCCAGAAGGGCGAAAAAATCTCCCCAAAAGGTTTTTAAGAGAGAATTGACTAATTCTCTCTTTTTTTGTATAATAGGAACAGTATGAACTCGTTAAATGGATAGAGATAAAATTAAATTGATTTTGAGAAATATGGAACTTCTTCTCGATAGTCTTAAGGTAGAGATTTTAACCGACGAGACATATAAAATATCTGATATTGTTCCATTAGAAGAAGATTATGATGAGGTTTTTGGAGAATGAGTAAGAGAGCACGGCAACTGGTAAAACTTTTAGAGAAACTGATTAGACAGGATCATCTTTATAGTGACGAACAACTGAAACAAATGAAATCACAATTGCGGGTGATTAAGGAAGAACTGGCAATTCTTGAGACAAAAACATCAAAAGGATTTGGAAAATGAAACCGATTAAAGCAAAAGACCTTCTGGAACTGGATCATCGTATGCAGGTTGTGATGATCCGTCAGACACAACTTCCACAAACTCTTGTATGGCAGGCAGGTAAAAATGATTATAGTGAAGAACCAATTCACACCAAGTTTCCTCCAAATGAGAAGGAATGTGGTGAGTGGGCGGTAGAGCACCTGCTTGCGAATGAAAGAGGGCACTGGGGACCATTAGAGCATCCTTCCATTACTTTGGATTGTGTTGGGTTCGTTCATAATGTAATGGTTCAGGCAAGAACTCATCGTATTGGAGTTTCTTTTGACGTACAATCGCAAAGATATACTGGTCGTCGCGTACTGAAGGTTGCTATAGGAGAACTTAAACCCGAAGAGGTCTTCTATGTGCGTCCAGAAGGTCTCTACCTTGACCGTAAAGGGCACAAGTATGAATGGACGAAGAATGACTACGAAAGGCAGTTAAAGTTCTGTCTGGCGGCATCTGAGAGGTTTGCGGAGGGTTATAATACTCGGGGTATGGCAGAAGAACATTTAAGAGACTATCTTCCTCAAAATATTCGCCAGAACTTTGTGGTTACATTTTCTCTTCGTTCTGCCCTACACTTTCTGGACTTAAGAGCAAAGTTAGACGCTCAAGTAGAAATCCAAGCATTAAGTGAAGGAATGGTGTCAGTAATGAGAGAATGGGTTCCAGAAATCTTTGGTTATTATGAAGATCGCAGATTACACAAAGCGCGTCTCGCTCCCTAAATATTTTGTAAATTATTATACCTTATGTGCCCGACTTATAGATTTGAGAATACAGAAACAGGAGAAATCTTCGAGAAATGGATGTATATGGCAGAAAAAGAACCATATCTCAAAGAAAATCCTTATATTAGACCTCTTATTCCAACACAAATGAATGTTGGAGAAGCGGGGGATTGGCGGGACAAATTAACCGCCAAGCACCCTTCGTGGAACGATGTTTTGGGTCGTGCCCAAAAGATGCCAGGATCAACTGTAAAAAAACTCTAACCACTTATGGCAAGAAGAAAAAGAGCAGAGCAACCAATCGGTGTTGGTCTTACCACTCGTCAAGCAAAGCGTAAAAAACCTTTAAATGGTGAATATCTAATAGATATTGACCCACTTACAGACAATCAAAAAAAACTTTTTGATTCTTATGCGGAACAGAAACATTTAGTTGCCTATGGATGTGCCGGTACTGGTAAAACTTTCATCACTCTTTATAATGCTCTTCGTGAGGTTTTAGATGAAAAAACACCTTACGAAAAAATCTATCTTGTCCGTTCGTTAGTTGCCACAAGAGAAATTGGATTTCTTCCCGGTTCTTATGATGACAAATCTGACATTTACCAAATTCCTTATAAGAATATGGTGAAGTATATGTTCCAAATGCCAAGTGATGTAGATTTCGATATGCTTTATGGTAATCTTAAGTCACAAGAAACAATTAAGTTCTGGAGCACTTCATTTTTAAGAGGAACCACGCTTGATAATTCTATTATTATTGTAGATGAGTTCCAAAATATGTCATATCACGAACTTGACTCCATTATCACTCGTGTTGGTGAAAACTCCAAGATTATGTTCTGTGGTGATGCGTCTCAATCAGATTTACAAAAAACAAATGAGAGAAATGGTATTATTGATTTTATGACGGTCTTGCGTAAAATGCCATCTTTTGATATAATTGAGTTTGGTGTCGATGATATTGTTCGTTCTGGACTTGTCAAAGAATATATTATTGCGAAATTAGAAGCAGGTTTTTAATGTTTAATCATCTTGATGTTGAGTTGCCAAAACTCGAAAGAGAAACAATCGATGGAGTTCGTTACTATGATGTTACTGATGGAGATAAACTTCTAAAATTAGTTTCAATCACCTCTGTTACTAGTCATTTTAATCGTGAAATATTTGTCAAATGGCGTAAAAGGGTTGGTGAGGATGAGGCGCAAAAGATCACTAAAGCGGCTACTTCTCGTGGCACGGATATGCATTCTCTTGTGGAAAACTACCTTTATAATAAAACTCTGCCGTCAGTTCCGCCTTTGCCGGATTTTCTTTTTAAGATTGCGAAGGCGGAACTGAATAAAATTAATAATATCCACTGCCTTGAGGGACCACTTTATAGTCTCCAACTTGGAGTTGCCGGAACAACCGATTGTATTGCCGAATATGATGGTGAACTCGCTGTAATTGACTTTAAGACTTCTAAAAAACCAAAACCAAGAGAGTGGATTGAGAACTATTTCGTCCAAGCGATGTTTTATGGTATGGCATATTATGAAATGACGGGAACTCCAATTAAGAAACTTGTGATTATTATGGCATGTGAAGATGGTGAGTCCGTTGTCTATGAAGAAAGTGACCTAAAAAAGTATATGAAATTAGTGGTTAAGTATATCAAAAAGTTTGTGAATGATAAACTTGAACTCATGGGGGTTGACTAATACATTATTTTAAGTTATACTAAATATAAAATACATTAAATTATGCCAAACATTTTGGAAAGTCTTTTAGAGATTAAAATAGAAAACATGAAATTAGATCCCCCAGATTTAGAAAAATATAACGAGCAATTAGAAAAGCAAATTAATGAAAAGTTTCTTTCTCCATCCAAGTTTTCACTCGAAATTGAGAATATAGTTGTTGAGGAAAAATGTAATTATATCGACGCTATTATTATGTTTTGCGAACAAAATAATATTGAAATCGAATCAGTAACTAAACTGATCTCAAAACCATTAAAAGATAGATTAAAGTATGATGCGATGAATCTTAATTTTATGAAGAAAACTTCGAAAGCCAAATTGCCTATCTAATGTCCCCCTTTGAAACTTATCAGGCATATTTGGGACTGAAAAATCATTTCAGTAATCCCAAATATGATTACTTTAAATATAAAAAAACAAGAGCAACACTAACTTCTTTCAATAAACGCAAAGACAAATACTTCTTCGAGAAATCTTCAAGAAAATATAATGACAAAGAAATTGTAGATTTTTTAGTATCAAACTTTATAGCGGCAGACAATCCCCAGAGCATATGGATCGGGCACATTATCAATTCTGGAGAAAGAACATACGCAGAATGGATGAAAAGACAACAGAGTTTAACCTACTTATTCAAAGAACAATCAACGGCATTATTCTCGGGAAAAGAATTAAAAAGTGTCTTCGACTGCTCGAAGGGTCATCCAATTATTCTAAAGACATTCTTAAGAAATGATATATCAATTGAGAATATGGTAATATATGATACAATATTTTCATTTTCTAAAGAGTATGATAAAAAACTTATAGACCCTATATGGGAAATGACATCTCTTAAAATTAAAAAATATAAACCTTTTATACATATTGATATATTCTATTATAAAAAACTATTGCGGGACATTATTAATGAGTAATTTTTTTAATTCTGAACTGGTTCAGAAAGAACTAAAAGAAATTAATGAACTTTCAGAAACTCTTTATGAGAGACTGTTTTCATTTACTATGGGTCCTCGTGAAGAAAAAATAGAACATATTAATAAAATGACGGAACTTCTTGAAAAACAGCAGATTATGTATACGAGAATATCATTATCTGATGATCCGGAAGCAATTGAAATCAGAGAAAATCTAAAGAAGTCAGTTGTCATTATGGGATTCGCCCAAGATACTGATATGAGTATTCTCTTTGGTAATATGAAACAAACTATTGAATCCCTTAAAAATTATCTTGACTGATTGGTAATAAATACAAATGCCTGATCGGGTGACACTTTTCAGGTTAGATTGGAGTGCTTCGGTGCTCCTTTCTTGTATAAATACTTATGTCACCCGATTAGAGAAGAATGAAAAAGTATTTTTATGTCTATTACTCTTATGAAGAGTTTGGTAATGGATATATTGGAAAAAGAGAATGTAAATGTCTTCCAGAAGAAGATATAAATTATTTTGGAAGTTTTAGAGACAAAACTTTTAAACCAACTCAAAAAATCATTTTAGAAACTTTTGATAGCGTAGAAGATGCACTTGAGGCAGAATGTGTTCTTCACGACTTTTATGAAGTAGATAAAAATCCTCATTTTGCCAACAAAGCAAGGCAAACTTCTAAAAAGTTTTATTATATTACTCCAAGTGAAAATATGATTGGCGAAAATAACCCAGCAAAAAGACCAGAAGTTAGAAAGAAAATATCAGATTCTGCTAAAAATAGAAAAGCATCTGAAGAAACCAAAAGAAAAATGAGTAAATCACATATGGGAAGAATATCTCCAAAAGGAATGCTTGGCAAAAAACTTACAGAAGAGCAAAGGGAGCAAATACGAGAAAGAAAAGTAGCAAGAGATAATAAAACTTGGGTAATGAAAGATCCGGAAGGAAAAATACATACCGCAAATAATCTCAAATATTTTTGCGAACAAAATAATCTCACCGATTCAGCTATGCATCATGTAATTTGTGGTAAAAGAAATCACCATAAAGGTTGGACGAGGGCTTGACATCCCTTTATAAATCTTCTATAATAAAGATGTCATAAAAACAAATCCAATTTATCCAAAAAATCCAAATGTCATTTGCAAATCTTAAAAAACAATCCAAACTAGGTTCTTTAACTGAAAAACTAGTTAAAGAAGTTCAAAAAATGAATAATAGTAGTAGTTCGGGGGATGAGCGTTTCTGGAAACTCGAATGCGACAAAGCAAATAATGGTTATGCGGTAATTCGCTTTCTTCCTGCTCCTGATGGAGAAGACCTGCCGTTTGTAAAACTTTATAGTCACGCATTTCAGGGAACCGGAGGTTGGTATATTGAAAATAGTAGGACTACTATTGGAGAAAAAGATCCAGTTTCGGAATATAATTCTGAACTTTGGAATAATGGAACTGACGCTGGTAAAGAAATTGCTCGCAAACAGAAGCGCAAACTGACGTATATTTCCAACATTTATGTCGTAAAAGACCCCGCTAATCCAGAAAACGAAGGTGGTGTTTTTCTGTATAAGTTCGGCAAAAAAATCTTTGACAAACTTACTGCGGCGATGCAACCTGAGTTTGAGGATGAGGAATCAATTGACCCATTTGACTTCTGGAAAGGTGCTAACTTTAAACTGAAGGCAAAGAATGTTGCCGGATATCGTAACTATGATTCGAGTGAGTTTGCTGTTCCTGGACCTCTTCTGGATGATGATGATGCTCTGGAGGCACTATGGAAGAAGCAGAACTCTCTCGCTGAACTTGTTGCCCCAAGTCAGTTTAAGTCTTATGAAGAACTGAAGACTCGTCTTGATTCTGTTCTTGGAACTAAAGGTTCTCGTCGTACTGATGAAGAAGTTAATGATGAGGATGACTATCGTGGTTCGGCACCATCACTCACCGAGGATCTTCGTGGAGAACTCAATAGTCTAAAATCATCTCGCTCTGTTGCGGTTGATGATGAGGATTTTGACGAATTGTCATATTTCGCAAAATTAGCAGAATAGTTTAGTAAAGGGGAGATTTCTCCCCTTTTTTTATGGCATCGTGACTCTTGTATTCTCGGTGCGAATTAATTTTTTATTAATATATTGAGAAGACTTTTCATAATACATAATCTTTTTCATATCATTTAGATATTGTTGTAAATAATCCGTTCTTAAAAGATAGATTGTCCTATTTGCCTCATTTTTTCTAGTTTGATATACATAATTACTAATCCCAACAACCGGATTTAATGTTGCCAAGTAATCATTTGGTTTTGGAATAGTAAAGTTAGAATCAACAATCTTACCAGATGGAAGTATAAGTCGTCCATTAGAATCTTTGACTTCTGTGGTTTCATAATGATGTATGGCATTTAGGTCATTTCCATAAACTTCTTCCGCATATGTGTATAAGTCTTTATTAGAAAGAGGCCATTCATCTCTGACATTTATAATACCTGCGGTCAATAAAACAACCCAGTCATAATCTGCTTTTCCATAAACTTCTTCGGCAACAGTATCGGGTCTTGCTCCTTCTGGAATCTGATACTTATTAAACAGAGTAAAAACATTTTTTAAGTCATCACGAAGTTTTATACGACGAAATAAATTCTTTGCCCTTACATAATTCTGTGAGGAATTACTATCGGCAAAAGGTGATTGATACTCTAAATCTGGAAGCTCTCTAAAATAAGACATATCAGTAACCTACTGCTTGAAGACCAACACTACTATTATAATCTTCATTATAAATTGGATTGAGTTCGGTAAAACTAAGAGACAATTTCATATGAACCGGAGTTTTATCCGCATAAGTCGCATATGAACCAGAACCCGTATAATTCATACCCATACTTGTCAAAGCACAGGGTTTAAATTTGTTTAGATAAGGATGCTCCTGACTTCCACTCTTATATTTTAGGAGGAAAACATTCGGCGCTTTAATGAATAATCCAGCCCCTTCAGTATTACTGCCAGTTCTAGGTGCCATAGATTGCTTAAAGACTCTTATAATTTCTTTAACGACATTAGATTCTTTTTCGTCTCTTGGAGCAAAATCAAAATCAAATTGAAAAGTCCTTAGATTGACACCACTGAAAAGTAATTCTAGATTTGGATTTAAAACTTGACCCGTTGCTCTTGATATAAGTGATTCTGGAGATACGTTTGCCCCTAATGTGTTTATTAACTCTGCGCTAAAATAACTCGTAACTAAATCTTGTCCCCCACCTTGGATTGCAACATTCTTTGCGGTTGTTCCCATAGATTTAAAAGCATCAATAATACCTTTTCCCAAATTACTACTTGTAAGAACATTTCCTATGTTCGTTACTCCTGCAGCTTGAAGAGCATTTAAACTATCTCCATTACCCCAATCAACTTGATTTGTATCTCCAATATTTGATGGTATTGGTAGTTGTATTGTTTGTTTTGCTTTTTGATTAGATTGTTGTATTGCTTCTGTTTGAGATCTTAATTTAAGATTATCTTGCCCCAATGTTAATTTATTGGCAACATACTCAATCACACCTATTTCTAGGTAATCATCATTTTTTCCAATACTTTTCTGTGGATATCTAAGAGGTGCCACAGACGAGGAAAGTTTTGCAGAAGCAGACGCCGCAATTCTTTCCGCATTTGGCGATAAACTTGCTGATACGTTAAATCCGTTTACCATTTATCTTTTTTAGTTATTTATCTTGATTTGTCCGAAAGGCATTCTTCTTAAATCACCAAGCTCATTTTTATTCACAATATGTAGAGGTCCAATCACTTCCTCAAGAGTATATTGTCGTTTTTCCCCCCAGTGGAAGTTAATACCACTAAATCCCCAAGAATAAACATTTGTAACGGCAACCAACGGATTTGCATCATATCTTATACCCGGTGTCTTTGGTTTATAAACAAAAGTATAGATATTACCTGCTTCTGGAGAACCGGTGGTTTGTTTTAATACATCAAGTATCTCCAACATTAAATCATCGGCATCTTCTGTTCCATATAATTTTTTAAGTAGGGGTTTGATGCGGTTCATTTTTTGGAAATCCCCAATTCATTTTCCGTGAGAACTCTAAAGGTCCATCCTTTGTCCTTACAATATTCTCTTGCTGCTTCCCATTTTGATTGGTTCTTGGCATACTCATATGCTTCATAGATGTATCCTTTGGTCTGCCTTTTTGGTTTTGGTGGTGGCATCGTTTGCTTATAAGGTTTAATCTCAATCAAATATTTTTTAATGCTTCCATCTGGTTCCTTGACTTTTATATAAGCATCGGGAAAATATCTATGAACTTTACCATCTATCGGGGAACGATAAGGAATGGCAAGTTCTTCGGAGGCATATTCTAAAATATTTTCATTCGTATCACAATATTTGAGAAACTTCAGTTCCCACAGAGACCGGTAGATAATATTTGTCGGGTCTCCAACATACTTTTCCGGAAATGATGGTTTAAACTTTCCCTTATAAGACATCTAAATACTTATACTATTAAGACTCATAAAAGGTATTTAGAGTGCCTAGTATCCGCAGAATATCCGACTTTAAACCACTCTTTACGAATCTCGCCCAGAGCTCACACTTTCAGGTTGTGTTTGGTGGTCTGCCCGGTCCACTTTTATCGCATCTTGCGATAAGAGGTGTTGACCCATTATTTATTAGTAATGAAGCCGGATTACTTTGTTTTTCGGCATCACTACCCGGAACTTCTTTGGCAACTGCCGAGGTTACAAATAATTATACCGGGGTAAATGAAAGAGTCGCTCATCGTAGAATCTTTACAGAAATCGGTCTAGAATTTTATGTGGATAGTGATTATAAAACTTTAAAATTTATAGAGCACTGGATGGAATTTATTTCCAGTGGGTCTAATGAGAATCCATCCGTTGACGGTTACTATTTTAGGATGAGATATCCAAAGGACTATAAGAGCAATATGACTAAAATTATTAAATTTGACCGAGATTATAACGCAGAAATTGAATATAATTTCTTTGGACTTTTTCCACTTTCTTTGAGTTCTATACCAGTTCAGTATAGTGGTTCTGATGTATTAAAAGTAAATGCAACATTTAATTATGAACGATATGTTTGTGGCAGAACATTAAGTTTGGATTTTATACAAAATAATGACAATAATAAACTTTTCAATAGTGATACTGGCGAATCTAATACTCAAAGAGTTGTTTATAGACCCGGTTCCACACTTGGAGAAAGTGGTGTAAGGGGTGTTATTCTTACTCCAGGAAATGTAAATCCAAGAATTGTAACATAAATAAGTTTATCTGAACTTTATAATTAAATAAAATGCCGCTCCCCCGTATTACAACGCCAATTTACGAGCTAGAAATTCCATCATTAAAAAAGAAAATTAGATATAGACCCTTTCTGGTTAAAGAAGAAAAAATTCTAATTATTGCTCTGGAAAGCGAAGATTCCAAGCAAATCGCAAATGCTGTTAAAACTGTAATCTCGAATTGTATCTTAAGCAAAGGTATTAAAGTAGAAGACCTATCCACATTTGATATTGAGTACTTGTTTCTTAATATCAGAGGTAAATCAGTTGGAGAAACTGTAGATGTTTTGATTACCTGCCCTGATGATGAAACGACACAGGTTCCGATGAGTATCAATTTGGACGAAATTAATGTTGAGGAGAATCCAAAACATTCTCGTGATATTAAATTGGATGATACTCTGACTTTGAGAATGAGATATCCATCTATGACAGAATTTATTAAGAATAATTTTGATTCTGGTGATAGTGTAAGTGTTGATGATACTTTTGATTTAATTATATCATGTATCGATCAAATTTATTCAGAAGAAGAATCTTGGGTGGCAAAGGATTCTACTAAAAAAGAACTATTAGAATTTGTGGAACAATTAAGTTCTAAACAATTTAAAGAAGTTGAGAAGTTCTTTGAGACTATGCCTAAACTTTCACATACAATCAAGATTAAAAATCCAAAGACTGGTGTAGAAAGTGAAGTTGTATTGGAGGGATTATCGGCTTTTTTCGTGTGAGTATGGCGCATACTGATCTTGCGTCATACTATAAGACAACTTTCGCATTAATTCAGCATCATAAATACTCTTTGACTGAACTAGAGGAAATGATACCTTGGGAACGGGAAATTTATATAACTTTACTCCAAAATTATATTGAAGAAGAAAACCTAAAGAATCAAGCAAATGGCTGATTTAGCACAAGTAGCTCAAAGTGGAGTGGATCCTATATCGGGGTCCTATTTGTCTGCGGAAAGAAGAAAGGCACTCTTCAAAAAAAGTCAAGTATCGTCAAATATTTTTGGTGGCGGTGGAGCACTTGTTCCAATCAGTAAGAAATCGGATCCAGAAACTCTGTCAATTGTAAAGTCTCAATCTACATCAATAACTACCGTACAGAGTCAGGTTAATACCTTAAGTTCTGAAGTTGCCAACTTAAATAAAGTAATATTCATTCAGACACAGACGATAAACGGAGTACAAGAACTCGTTGGAAGTTTAAGAGGTGAAATTACTGGTTTTAACAATTCGTTAAATAATGTTACGAAAGCAATTACTAATGATAGTATTCTAGAACAAAATCGTATAAAACAAGAAAACGAGGAACAAAGAAGAGCAGCAGAATTAGGATTAAGAGCAGGTAGAGAAAGTCTTTTAGAAAGAGCAATACAAAGTGCATTAATTGCTCCGGTTCAGGCAATCGCAGAAAAAACACAATCTATTTTAAGTAGATTATCACAGTTCTTTGGAACACTGTTACTTGGATGGCTGACAAATCAAGGAATTGAAACTCTTCGAGCACTATCAGAAGATAATGGTAAAAAATTAATAGAAATTAGAGATAATGTTCTAAAGGCTCTTGGAATTGGTGCCGCAACATTATTCTTATTGAATGGTGGATTTTTTGCAATTGCAGCAACTATTACTAGATTATCTCTTAAGATTGGTGGATGGTTACTTAAGAATACTGTCGGTCGATTTTTTGGAGCACTTGGAAATCTTTTAAAGGGTGCCGGAGCAGCCTTGCTTGGTCTTGGAAAACAAAAACCACCACCAACGCCAGTAGTTCCTGCAGCACCTGCAGCGCCAAATGCTGGCGCTGGTGGAAGAGGATTACTTTCTACCGCCAGTAGATTTGGCAGAGGGTTATTAAGAAATATTGGTGGTCCTTTTATTCAAGGAACTGTAGGAACAGCATTAGATATTGCTATGGGAGAGGATCCTGGCAGGGCACTTGCAGGAGCTGCGGCTGGTGTTATTGCAGCGGCTCCATCTGCCGCAGTAGGTGGGCTTTTAGGTCCTGTAGGATCTTTTGCAGGAGGAATTGCTGGATATAGTGTTGGTTCTGGATTTGGTAAAGACATATATGATAAATTTTTTGGAAAACCCCAAACACCAGCAGCAACTTCTTCTGTATCAGCAAAACCCTCACCAGCAAAACCACAAAGTCCAGTAATACCATCATCTACAAAACCACCAACAACTTTTGCCGCTACACCTTCTACTACATCTGTTGCTGCTTCTGCTCCTGCCTCTGATATGTCATTCAATCAGCAAATGGTTGATTTGGAGAAACAGGCATCTTCAATTGATTTCACTCAGGCACCACAATATGGTGAAGTTAATATAACACCAGAAGAAGGTAATCAAGTTTCATCACAACCAAGTCAGGTAAATATAAAACCATTACCAGCACAAACCAATAGAGTTTCCACACAGGTTAATGTTGGTCCAGCACCAGCACCAGCACCGAATGTAGTTTATAAAAGAATAGCATCTTCCGCCCAACAAAGATCTGGTGCCGCCCCCACTGGTGGTTCAGTAAATCAGGTCCCGGCAATATCAGCATCAAATCCAGATAATTTCTATGTGCTCTATTCACAAGTAAATTATAATGTGGTGACATAAGATGGCAGTAGCAGTAAAACCATCCAGTAGTCTTCTTAATATTCGTTCAGGAATTAAATCGGTAAAGGATTCATTTTCTGGACTTAGGAAGAATTCTGGAAATCTTAATAATGTTTTGTTAAAGAAAACAAAAGTAAAAAAAGAATTACTATCAAGAAATTCTATTTTGTCTCAAAGAAGACAAGAAGATGAAAGAAGAAAGAATAAAGAAGACTTGTTAGAAGCATCAACTATTGGTGGTGTGGTTAAGAGGCAGGCAAAAGCAGTTGCCTCAAGTGCTAAAGGATTTCTTGGAAGAATTATGGACTTCTTAGGAACACTATTAGTTGGATGGTTGCTTACTAATTTGCCATCAATTATTACGATGGCACAAGAATTGATTGCTAGAATACAAAGACTTTATACTATTGTAACTGGATTTTTTGATAATACCATAAAGTTGTTTAGAGGATTTGGAAATCTCTTAGGTGCCGTTGGTAAAAATATTCTAACCTTTGACTTTACGGATAGTAAGGGAAGAGTTGAGAGTTCCTTAAAGGATTTGGGTGGTACTTTTGAGGATATGCAAAGTCAGTTTGATGAAGGATTTAAGTTACTCACAACATCTCTTGGAGAAGGAGTTGTGAGTGGGGAGGATGCACAACCCTTTGGAACTCAATATGAAAATGAGAGTATGCGAGAGCAACCTTCTGGTTCTTCTGGTGGAGGAAAATGGAAACCATTATTAGACATAATTTCTTCTGTTGAGTCTTCAACTGATAAAAAAAATAATGGTTATGATGCCCAAAACGGTGCTCCTAGAGGAGTAAGACCCGGATTAAGTCAAATGACAATTGGTGAAATTGCTAGAAATGCTCCTGGTGCTTCTGGTCGTTATCAACAAATGCCCCAGTTTCTTCTTGGTAGAGCAAAAGCAGCGGGTTTCAATGAAAATACAGTTTTTAGCCCACAAGTTCAAGATGTTCTTGCCATAAAACAAATTGAAGGTAGAGGAGGTAATGCTTGGTTGGCAGGCAGAATTCCTACTGAAACTTTTATGCAAGGTCTTTCTCAAGAATGGGCTGCGCTTCCAAATGCTTATGGAAATTTTTATTATAAAGACCAAAGTAGTTCATTAAAACCGGAAAAAATTAAGGCGGTTTTGGAACAAGTTAAGTCATCTCCAACACAAACAACTCCAAGAACACCAGCACCAATACAATCATCACAAGCAGTTTCAACATCAGTTGTAGACCAGTTCAAAGGAAAACCGGGAGGAGCAGCAGGAATAATTACATCAGAAAGAGGAATGAGATTAAGACCCACATCTGGTAAATATAGAATGCACCATGGAATTGATATAGCTCCAGCGGGTCGTGGATATTTTGTTGCATTAAAACTTTCTGGTAAGGTTAATCTCGTTGCTTTTGATTCTGGAGGTTACGGAAATTATGTTGATATTAAATCCGGAAATACCATATATCGCTTCGCTCATTTGGCAAAGGTATATGTAAAGCAAGGGCAGACTTATAATGGAGCAACAATTGGTGAAATTGGAAGTACTGGGGGAAGTACAGGAATACATCTTCACTTTGAAGTAAGACCGGGAGGTGGAAATTCTATAAACCCAAGACCATATCTAGGACTTCTTTCAATCGGAAAACAACTTACTGGACTTGCGGGACAACCAGCACAAGTTGCTACACCTAGACCAACACCAGCACAAATAACATCATCAGGAACTCAACAGAGACAACAAGCATCTCAGCAGTTGGCACAGCAACAAGTTGGACCTAGTATTATTATCATAGAAGAAGAACCACCACCACAATCACAAGGTTCTATTGGTGGTGGAGGAGCGATGATGATTCCCATCATAATTAATCCGTTAAATAGTTTCATCACAAAGAAACTTCTACTAGATTTAGCATATACCTAATGTCAACTAAAAAGTCAATTTACGAAGAACTTATACTCGAATCCAACGACCAGAAAAGAACGGTTGACATTAGAACTGGTACGGTTTCTATTGATTACTATGAGGATATTTTCTCACCCACGATTACCGTAAAGATTCAGGTGGGAAATACCGGAGATTCTATTCAGGCACAGGATAATGAAGGAAATGCGACAGGAAAATTTCAGTCAATTTATAATGGTCTTCCTTTAAGGGGTGGTGAGAGAGTTTCTCTAAAGATTGCCGGAAATTCTGGAACAAATCCCGGACTAGATTTCGCAACCGATGAGAAAGATTATCTTTATGTTTCTAGTATTACAAATGTTATTTCAGAGTCTCAACGAGAATTCTTTGAGCTTAATTTAGTTTCGAGAGAGGCAATCACAAATGAAACCACAAGAGTTCCAAAAAGGTTTCCACCCGGTCAATCAATTAGTGATTCAGTAGAAAGTATTATCAAAGAATATCTAAAGACCGATAAGATTGATAAGATTGATAAGACACAGAACAAATATGGATTTATTGGTAATCTAAGAAAACCATTTACGGTATTAGTATGGTTGGCATCCAAAGGAGTTCCTGATATCTCAAAGAAAGACGCAACGGCAGGATGTGTATTTTATCAAACACAAGATGGTTTTAATTTTAGGTCAATTGATAACCTAATCTCACAACCTCCAAGAAAATCTTTTAATGATAAAGAATTTGTTTATACTTATAGTGATGTAAACCAGTCGGGAACTGTAAGAGATAATGACTTTAATATTTTACAATACACTACAAACAGGAATCAAAATTTAATTGAGAAACTTCGATTAGGTGTATATTCTAGTTATAGAATGTTTTATAATCCATTAACCTTTGAGTTTACACCACCAGATGAGGGAACTTTTAGATTGAATGATTATGTGAGTGGTATGAGTAATTTAGGGCAAGAACTTCAACTACCAAAGATTTCAAGTAGTTCTAATGTAAGTCTTGGAGACTCTCCCTCAAGAATTTTAACTCAGGTTTTGGATATTGGTACTGTGGAAGTTGGAGTTTCAACCGAAGGAAACTCCGACCCATTTAAGTATCAATCACAAGCAATTATGAGATACAACATACTCTTTACGCAGACCTTGAGTATGACCGTACCCTCAAACACTAATTTGAGAGCTGGTGATATCATAACCTGTAAGTTTCCTAAAATTTCCAGAGAAGATGGTGCAACATATGACGACGAACAAAGTGGTCTATATATGATAAAAGAATTGTGCCATCATTTTGATACCGAAGGTTCATATACTTCTATGACATTAGTTAGAGATACATTTGGCAATTACGGAACGAATACGGGACAATCATAAATGGAAGAATCACTACTCAAAAGTAATTTTCTGGGAAGAGACGGATTTCGGTGGTGGATAGGGCAGATTGCGCCAGAAGAAGTTCAGAAGCAACTCAATAAAGATGGATGGGGAAATAGACTTAAGGTTCGCATTATGGGATATCATCCTTATAGTGTCGTAGAATTACCAAATGAAGATCTTCCGTGGGCTCAAGTTCTTCTATCCACATCCGATGGAACGGGGTCGGCAAATTATGGTACTAATCATAAAGTAAGACCGAGTGATATTGTATTTGGATTTTTTCTGGATGGAGATAACGCCCAAATCCCCGTGATCTCCGGGTGTTTTGGAAAAACAGATCAGGTTCCAAGTGAAGATTATGTCAGCCCTTTTGTACCATTTACCGGATATACAACACGAATCCAAAATGATGGTTCCAGAATAAAGAAAAACGAACAAAATGCGGAGACAAAAAAAGCACAAGAGTCTCCATATTATCTACCACCACAAACCGCAAACAGTATTAACCAACTTGCCTGGTCTGGTGTAATTGGAGATACACTTCAACTTGCGACAACAAAACCTGGTTCCAAGATGGAAAAGATTTCCACAGAACTGGAAAATGCGATTAAGTATCTACAGGACCTAAAATCATTTCCAAATTTAGCATCAAATTGGATAGATGATAAAGTAGAAGAATTGTGCGACCAAATCTCTCAAAAAATACAAGGTATTGCCACAGAAATAGTTTCCGGAGCTGTGAATGGTACTTATGAGAAATTAGAACCAGCTCTACAACAAGGTGTGGCACAAGTGTATGATATAGCGGCGGCAGCAGTACCGACGAGTAAATCTGGGGCACATTTAGCGGGAGTAGAAGCACAGTGTGCAACAATTGAACCCATAAAACAATTACAAAAATTAATTCCCTGTTTAATTGCGAGCATTATAGAAAGTCTTGGTGGACTTATAAGTGATATGGTATGTGCCCTATTAAAAAATGTTGCGAATGTTGTGACCTGTGTTATAGACCAATTTCTTGGAGGATTGCTTAACGGAATTATTGATTTAATCATAGCAGGAATGTCCGCTGTTCTTGGGGCCCTTTCTTTTATCTTAAGTTTTAGTGGTTTTAATCTTGTAGACACAGTAACACAACTTGCCAGCGGACTTTTGGGTATTTCATTATCACTCAACTGTGGAGAAGAAGAAACGGATCCTGGTGTTGAGAAATGGACGATTGGTTCTGGACCAACTCAATCCTCATCGTTTGATATAAATGATATTTTGGATCTTGCTAATACAGCTAGTGCTATTGCTTCTGATCCAGAATCAGGATTATCTGGAATTCAGGGCATCATAGGACCTCTTGATTTCTTAAATCCCGGAATTAGTGACCCGAACTTTATTGGTAGTGGATTGAGTAATTGTTTTGGTGGAATACCAACAGTATGTAATCCTCCATCGATTAATATTTTTGGTGGTGGCGGTATTGGAGCGTCGGCACTTCCAATCTTTGGGTCTATTAGTGGAGATACGGGAAGTATTATTGGAGCAATTCTTACATCCGGCGGTTCTGGTTATACCTATCCACCATTTGTATCAATTACTGATAATTGTGGAAAAGGATATGGTGCCGTGGCTCAATCTATCATCGAGAACGGGCAGGTTACGGCAATTATAATGAATTCTGATGGCGAAGGTTATACATTAGGAAACCAACCACAAGTTGGTGATATTATTGTTACTGATGGTGGCACTGGTACTGGTGTCGATGGTGGTACTGGTGTCGATGGTGGTACTGGAGATATTAATACTACACTCACAGACCAACAGAACATCACGATTTCTGAAGTTTTAATTTTAAATCCCGGATACAATTATCAATCAGGAGATACCATAACTGACAACTTTGGAAATGAATATGATGTTGTAATTGATAATGGATCAATCGTTAGTATTACTCCAATAAATATTAGTGACATTACAGATTTACCAATACTTAGAATGGTAAGTAAAACTGGTTCTGGAGCAAAATTAAAACCAGTATTTGGATTTAGAACTTCATTCCAGGGTGAAATAAAACAAGTTATTGATTGTGTGGTATAAAAATGGCTAGAGAGGCAAACTGGGAAGAAAGAAGTTATTGGAAACTGGGACCTAACTTTGGAATAGATGTTAGAAATCCGCAGTTAGGATTGGATGGTGCTAATGTTTATACCATGTACGGAGTCACCGATGATCTGGATAATAATGTATGTGGATTGACTAATGGTAGTGGGATGTATCATATTTACAACGACCGCTCAATTGAAATTATTGCCGGGCAGAATAATTCTGGTGGTGGAGTGGATATTGTAATCGCTGGTAAGAATGGAGATGTAACAATCACGGCAGAAAGAAATGGTAATGTCAGAATTCGAGCAAAAAATATAATTCTTGATGCCGATGAAAATATTAATTTGACCGCAGGTAGAAATGTAAATATTAAGGCTGGTTCTCGTTTTGTAACTCAATCAAATCAGGCAGATACTATAGCAAAAACAGGAAATCTTGCTCCTAAAGGAACATCTACCGGTGAAAAAATATTCCCCGCTGGTTCTCCCTGTGGTGATGATGATGTTGAAGAAACTTTTAATGCCGGTGGTACAAATAAATATGGAGCAATAGGATAATTATATGGCAGATAAGACTTACCTAAGTAAAGAAATAAACTTTAATAAGGCTCCAATAATGTGGGCTGGTATGGAAGTTTATCCCGGAGGAGGTCCTGCCGCTTCTAATCTTTATGGAACTCTGAATGTAATCAAAAACCCCCAAGAACCCAACACTCCTGATATTAATACTGATGGTAATGTGAATGTTAAGAAGAGTGTGAATGTTAAAATAGATGTTAATGTAGATGGGAATGTTAATGTGGGAAAAACTGTCAAGGCAAAAAGAGAAGTTTATTCAAATAATGGAAAACACAGACTTTCGGCAAAGAAAAACTTTGATATTCCTCACCCAACAAAGGAAGGTTGGAGACTAACTCATAGTTGTCTTGAGGGTCCGGAAGCAGCAGTATATGTTAGGGGAAAATTAATAAATACAAATATAATTAAACTTCCTGAATATTGGGAAAAACTTGTGGATCCGAATACAATCACAATTTCGGTTACTCCAATTGGTTCCTATCATAATATTTTTGTAAAATGCTTTGATAGTAAAGAAGTTGTATTAGAATCAGCAGAAAATATTCTAGTATGCTGTTTTTATCATATATTTGGCGAAAGAATAGATACCGAAAAATTAATAGTAGAATATGAGGGAGATATAGAAGATTATCCAGGAGATAATACTGAAAGATCAATTGTTGGTTATCACTACGATAAAAAAAGTAATTTATAAAAAATGGCAGCATTTAGTACATTCACCTACGCCAAAAAGTATTTTGTTTCTGATGAAATAGAGTTTGTAACTGAGAAAGATTTAGAATTTGATATTACATATAAGATACCAGAAGATTTATTAAATATATTTTTAGACAATCTAGATGTTAGAGAAAATATAATTGTAAATGGTAGGATTGGAATTGGTACTACCCAACCACAACAAAGATTGGATGTTGCGGGAAGTGTTAAAATAGATGAAAACATTTATGATTCGGTAAATGTTCCTGGAAGAAATGGATATCAACTGTCCCGAGATGTTAATGGAATTCGTTGGATCCCTCTTATTGTCGATGGTGCTTCTCCATGCTGCGGATTTGGTACAATCGTAGGACTTTCCACATATTCGGATGGAATTTTCATTTTGGATGAAGGTGTTCCAATTTATCCGGAATAATAATTATGATCCATAAATATTTTTAACATAAACAATTACGATGCCAAATTATTTTTATGTTCAGGACCAGGGAGTATTCATACCAACAGATGATTTAGCACAAGCATTTGCAGCTATAAATTTTGTTCAGACAAATAGTCTCGGTGTAGGAACAGATACTTTAGTACCTGTCGTTAATTCTGATAATCCAAATTGGATTGCGGACATTCGTACACAAGACTTATGGGGATTTGCTGGTGCTGGTAGTTCTGCATCAATTTATAGACTGACTAATGTTGGTATAGGAACTTCGGTAGTTTTTGAGAGATTTCAAGTCGGAGGTACTGGACAAGATCTTGTTGTTACTTCTTTGGGATTTGTTGGTATTGGACTTACTATTCCAGCATTTAAATTAGATGTAAATGGAGATCTCCATGTTGTAGATGAAGTTGAATTTGATTCTACTCTAGATGTTGATGGTGCAACTACTCTCAACGATACTCTAAATGTAGATGGTGCTACTACATTACAAACAACACTTAATGTAAAAGGTGCCACAGATTTAGATACAACTCTAAATGTAGATGGTGCTACTACCTTAAATGCAACTTTAGATGTTGATTTAACTTCAAGATTGGGAGGATTAGTAACCGTTGATACTGGTATTGTACCAGACTCTGATGAGGGGGCGTATTTGGGAACTTCCGCATTGCCATTCTCTGATGCACATATTGGAGAAATTAGAATTGCTGATGGTGCTAATGATAATACTATTGATACTGCAACTGGAAACTTAAATCTTGATTCTGCAACTAATATAGTAAATGTTCAAGCAAATTTAGATGTTGATGGAACTTCTGTTTTTGATGGGACAGTTGAACTTAATTCATCTTTAATAGATGTAAACAACAGTACTGCTACTGGTAAATTTGACTATAGATTATCATCTGTAGGAACTGGAGTATCTTGGAGACCTGCTGGAGTTGAGACTCAAAATACAATTTGGGTCACTAAAGATGGTAATGACACGAACACTGGTTTACTTGAAGGTGACGCAAAATCAACTGTAGGTGGTGCTGCGGCAGTAGCAGAACCTGGAGATACAATTGTGATTCGACCAGGAGTTTATACCGAAAATAATCCAATTGGTCTTCGTACTGATGTTACAGTCACGGGGCAAGATTTGAGACTTGTTACGATTAGACCTCTTAATGTTACTAAAGATGTTTTCCATGTCAGAAGAGGATGTCTGATTGAAAACATAAACTTTGCAGGATCGAGTGTTTCTATTGCACATACCGGTTGTGGTGCCGTAGCATTCCCTCCAACTAATCCTGCAGATTATGCCGTTTCTGGGTATATTGCTCCAGGACCAGCGAATGAAGGACCGACTAATAGATGGAGAAGTCCATATATTAGAAACTGTACCAACTTTATGACGGGCAGTATTGGTATGAAAATAAATGGAAATCATGCCACTGCCTCTACACCAGGTAATGATTTGAAGTGTATGGTGTGTGATTCATTCACTCAATATAATGAAAATGGTATTGGCGTTTCAATTACAAATAATGGTTACGCTCAGTTAGTTTCTATTTTCACAATTAACTGTGATATTGGAATTTATTGTGATACTGGAGGATCTTGTGATTTAACAAACTCCAACTCTTCTTTTGGTAATTATGGTTTAAAAGCAGTTGGAATTGGTTCCACAGAATTTACAGGAACTGTAGGTACTTATCCTCCAAATAGAGGACAAACGGGTGTTGATGCTGGTAGTGATATTGTTACTTTTACGGGTATAGGAAACACAAGAAGACCTTATGACGGTCAAACACTATTCTTCAAGATAAACTTAAGTAATTATCCAGATGCTGTTGGTAGTGGTATAATTCAACAACCTATGGTTGAGGTTCAGGAAGTTAGAGTTTCATATGGCGGAAGTGATTACAGTGCTGCCGCCCCACCAACTGTTATTATTCGTGACAGTTCTGATAATTCTCAACAACCAAAAGGACCACAGGGTATTATTGCAGAGTTAAGTCCAACCGTCGATCCAGTTACCGGTGCAATCACTGCTATTGATGTTGTAAATAGTGGAAGAAATTATCTGGCAACACAAAACCTAGAAGTTTTTATTGATGGTGAACCAAGACCAGGTAAAGCAACCGCAGAAGTGGTTACAAGACCCATTTATTATGCTGTTGATTCCGCAACGGAAAATTCTGCGGGTATTACAACAGTTACATTTACCGAATTTATTCCATATCAATTATTTGGTACAGAACAAGTTTCTTTTAGAAGAATCAGTAGAATTTTAACAAGTTCACACTCTTTTGAATATATTGGAACTGGTACTAATATAAATACAGCAACACCCTTTACTGGGGGTGTTCCAATTAAGGCAAACGAAATTGTTGCTTTAGACGGAGCACAAATTCCATTTACAAGTACCGACCAAAAAGGTAATTTTGATATAGGTGAAGGTTTCCAAATCAATCAACCAACATCTACAATTAGGGGAAGAGATTTCAGTAAGGCAATACAAGCAGAAGTTACACCATTAATTCTAGCATTGAGGTAAAATATGGCAGTCGCACCACTTAATAAATTTTTGACAATTGCAGTTCCAGTTGCTCCAGGAGAGCAGACTGTATATACGGCACCTACTGGTGTTTCTGCTATTGTACTTTATGCTCAAGTATCTAATGTTGCGATTGGGAATACTTATCCAACAGTTACTTTCACACACCGAAGAAAGAGCACTTCTCAGAGAACTTTTGGGAACACGAGAAATAATAGAATTATAAAGAATGCTGAAATTCCACCAAATGATTCTCTCGTAATTATTGACGGTAGATTGGTATTAGAAAGAACCGCTATTGTTACTGACTCCATATTAATTAAAGGAACACAATCGGGAATTGTGGCGGTTTCAACTTGCCAATATACTGATACTACTGGAATCACAACAATTGTAACTGTCACTCCTCACAACTTTAATATCGGTGATGAAGTCACGATGAGTGGACTTTCATTTGCTTGTGCTGGTGGAAATTATGGAATTACTACTACAATTTTTCCATCTCCACAGCAATCTTTCACCATAGATAATATTATCGGAAGTGTGGGAACCTCTAAAACCTTTGTAACTAACGCAGGGATATCCTCTGGAATTCCCCATACATATGTAAGTGGTGGTTTGGTAGGACCACTTCAGATGGAATTTATTTGCAGCATTCTGGAAAATAGTACAACCTAATTATGCCAAAGTATCTTTCTGGACGCAGTAAATTAACACGCCAATCTGAATTAACATCAGATAGATATAGGTACTTATCTATTGAAAATGCAGAACCGAATCTTGGCGATCCTTTAGTTGGACCGTCATCAGTATCCGCAAAACCTGTTCCTGTAGGGCAACAGTTTATTATGGTTTCTGTTGAGGGAAGTACTTCCGGAGAAAGATATTGGATTCCAAATCAAGGTGGAATTATTCCGGGAACTATCAGTATTTTTAATGAAGGGAGTCTCGTAGGAGGATTGAGTAGTACTACTCAACTAAACTTGATTGGAGTGGCAATTACTGCAAAGGGATATTTAAATTTAGATTCTTCTCCTGCGACAAATGTTGATATTACTGTATTTGCTCCAGGAAATAATCAAGAAATAATATTTAACACGGCAAATGAATTTTCAACATCCACAAAATTAAAGTTTGACTCATCTAATGGATTATTAACTGCAGGAGATAGAATTATTGTAGGTGCCGGTGGAACCGTAATTACCACAACTGGTGTTGGTTCTGTCGGAATTGGTACTACGAACCCAACACAAGAACTTCATCTTCAAGGAGATCTTAGACTTACCGGAACAATTTATGATTTTACTAATCAACCAGGAAGTAATACTCAACTTTTAGTAAAAAATAATTTTGGTGGATTGACTTGGGTAGATCAAGGCACAATTAGAGCAGGGGCAGGTGGTACATATCAAAATATTCAATTTCATAATAATGTTGGATTGGTTGGTGGTGCTTCTAATTTTGTATTTGATGAAGTTAATAATCGTATAGGTATTGGAAGCACTCAACCAAAAGTATTGCTGGATGTCTTGGGGATATCTAGTTTTAAGGGCGGAACAACGATTGATAATCTTAATGTAACCGGTGTTACAACAACTTTAACTCTTGCGGTATCGGGAACAACGACCACCAGAAATCTTCAGGTCACCGGAGTTACGACGATTGGATTTGTTACCGGAACAAGTGCATTCTTTACTGGAATCGTAACCGCAACTAAGTTTGTGGGTGAACTTAATGTATCTCAACTTTATGTAACTGGAGTATCAACATTTTTACAGAAAGTTAATATCAATAGTGATTTGGGTATAACTGGAATTACCACTCTGAATAGATTAAATGCAACTGGAGTATCAACCTTTTCAACTGTTGATATAAATGGCGGCGAAATTGATGTTACAAGAATTGGAACTCAAAATCTAAATGTATCCGGAGTAGGAACTTTTAATTCTCAGGTTAATGTTAATGACTTAAATGTGACTGGAGTTGGAACATTCGACAACATTAAAATATACGAAAATAATATTGAAACTATTGTTGGAAATCTTATTTTAGATTCCAGTGCCGGTACAACTCAGATTAATGATGCCGTTTATGTAAATGACATAACTCAATCTATTAGTAAGGATACCGGATCGATTGTTACCGAAGGTGGTGTTGGAATTGAAAAAAATCTAAACGTTGGTGGAACTGTCGGATTAAGTTCATCACTGAAAGATTTTTATGGAAATGTAGGTGCTGGTGGTAGTGTCCTCATTTCTACTGGTGTTGGAGTAAGTTGGACCACTCCATTTGCTGCCGGTCTTCAAGGTCTTCAAGGTACTCAGGGTACTCAAGGTCTTCAGGGTACTCAAGGTACTCAAGGTCTTCAGGGTCGCCAAGGTACTCAGGGTCTTCAGGGAATAGCGGGACAAAATGCCGGTCAAGGTACTCAAGGTACTCAGGGTACTCAGGGTCTTCAGGGTACTCAAGGTATAGCAGGACAAAATGCCGGTCAAGGTACTCAGGGTACTCAGGGTCTTCAGGGTACTCAGGGTCTTCAGGGTACTCAAGGTATAGCAGGACAAAATGCCGGTCAAGGTACTCAGGGTACTCAAGGTCTTCAGGGTCGCCAAGGCACTCAGGGTCTTCAGGGAATAGCGGGACAAAATGCCGGTCAAGGTACTCAAGGTACTCAGGGTCTTCAGGGTACTCAAGGTACTGGTACTCAAGGTACTCAGGGAATATCGGGACAAAATGCCGGTCAAGGTACTCAGGGTACTCAGGGTACTCAGGGTCTTCAGGGTCGCCAAGGTACTCAGGGAATATCGGGACAAAATGCCGGTCAAGGTACTCAGGGTACTCAGGGTCTTCAGGGTACTCAAGGTACTGGTACTCAAGGTACTCAAGGTATAGCAGGACAAAATTCCGGTCAAGGTACTCAGGGTACTCAAGGTCTTCAGGGTCGCCAAGGTACTCAGGGAATATCGGGACAAAATGCCGGTCAAGGTACTCAGGGTACTCAGGGTACTCAAGGTTCAAGTGTTACTGGTCCTCCGGGTCCAAGTGTTACTGGTCCTCCGGGTCCAAGTGTTACTGGTCCTCCGGGTCCTCCGGGTCCAAGTGTTACTGGTCCTCCTGGACCAAGTGTTACTGGTCCTCCTGGTCCTCCTGGTGCCGGATCAGAAAGTTTTGCAACTGGAGTTACATTACTCTTCTATCAGGCACTAGCACCAAGTGGATGGACAAGAGTCGAGACACAAGATAACAAGGCATTAAGAGTTGTATCTGGAACTGCTGGAACTAATGGTGGCACTTCTGGTGGTAGTTTGAATTTTACAACTGCATTTGCTTCTACTAGAACTCCTTCGGGTACTGTTTCCGGCACCAACACTAGCGGCGCTGTAAGTGCATGGACGCTGGGTGCGACGGAGATCCCGAATCACACTCACACACTGACTCTGGAAACCATCGGAAGTGCTGGTGCCGATGATCCAGATCCGCCAAAATTTACAGCTAAAACACAAGGTAACTATGGGACGCGATCTCCGCAGACATCCACAAACCTTCCTGCCGGCGGCGGTTCACACACGCACGGCTTCACCAACCCAACTTGGTCTGGTTCTTTCTCCGGAACCTCCATGTCTTTTGATGTTCAATATATTAATATAATTCTTGCCAGAAAGAATTAATTGTGCTATAATATAATTTTAATTAACCATGGCACAAATAAAACCAGGCGATTTCTGCCCTCTTATTAAAAAAGATTGTATAGGACTTAAATGTTCTTGGTTTACTCAAATGCGAGGAACAAACCCAAATACCGGAGAACCAGTAGATGAATGGGGATGTGCCGTAACTTGGATGCCTATTATGGCAGTGGAGATAGCACAAAAATCTAATCAAACTGGTGCTGCTGTTGAGTCTTTCAGGAATGAAGTTGTGAAAGCAAATCAACAAAATCAACAACTTTACATTCAGGCACTTCGGCAAGGAATTATCCCGGCACAAATCACTACTCTAAATATGTTAGAAGAAGGTAAAGAATAATGAGAATTACAATTGTCCCATCCGATAAAACAATTGGTATTGATGGAGAGTTTTTATTAAGTATTCAACAAGATATGTCTTGGGTTCCTGAAAATATTCATGCCGTTCAGTGGTATGATACTCGGGGAGAAGTAGAATATACAGATGGTTCGCCAAATGAAAGAATAGAAGAACTTGGAATATATCAACAGGCAGTTATAGACTTTAATAATGAACTGAAAAGAATTGAAGATGAACAGAAAGCACGAGAAGAAGCAATAGAAGCATCAAGAGATTACTGGGAAGAAATGAGGTCTTTAAGAAATCAAAAACTCACTCAATCTGATTGGACGCAAGTTTCTGATGCTCCATTTGCAGAAGAACAAAAAGTCTCTTGGCAATCTTATCGTCAGGAACTTCGAGATTTGCCAGAAAACACCGAAGACCCCAAAAATCCAGTTTGGCCTGTTGCTCCATAGAAGAATTTCTATTAAATTTTTGATAATTTATCATAATGAACGACTTAATTCAAACTATTAAAGTTCTTACTGAAGAAGAACTAAAAATTATTAATGAATATATTGATACTTTAATTTTTCAAGAAAATACAGTTTTTGATTCTAATGGAAAATCTAGAATAGATGCATCTGTAAGGTCAAGTCTTGGAACAACGATGAATGAAGAACACGACGCAACCAAACTTCTTCATCAAAAAATTAATGAATCTCTTTTAACTTATAAAGAAAAAGTGATTTCGATTAACAGTATGTTTCAGCACTATCCGGTTCCTGCAGGATATAGTACTACTTGTTATAGAGAATCAATTCAAGTCTTGGAATATCATTCAAATCAAGAATATAATTTTCATCACGATACTTCAAATGATCCAAACTCAAAGGAGTATCATAGAATCATAACTATTGTTTTGTACCTAAATGATTCTTTTGATGGTGGAGGTACAGAATTTCCTCATCAAACATATAAACCTTCTCCGGGATATGGATTATTTTTCCCATCAAATTGGTGCTTTCCCCATTCGGGGCAAAAGGTATTAAGTGGTAAAAAGCGGGTCGCAGTCACCTGGTATTATGTGAATGACACAAGTGCTTAATTTTTATGGAACAAATATTCGAACAAGATAATTTTATAACTCTTGATGAATGTAAACTCTTGATAAATTATCAAGAAAGTCATTCACCAAATGACATGTCTAATGGATTTTGGGATAGTAGAATTGTTACTTCTTACGATCAAATCATTAAAGATTTGACAAATACCATTCATCAAAGAATAATCAATAGTTGTATGAAATTTTATGAGGAAAAAAATATATTCCTCGAATTTACAAATCTTGTTTATTGGGGAATTGGAATGAAATTGGAACCCCATGCCGACAATTTTTGGATTGATGACCCACAAAAACCACATTATTCTTCAAATCGTGATTATTCTTCTGTCTTATATTTGAATGATGATTTTACTGGTGGAGAAACTTATTTCCGAGATTATAATTATAGTATCACTCCCAAACCCGGAAAATTAGTGATTTTTACATCAGGAGCAAAACATATTCATGGTGTAACGGAAATATTGAGTGGAAAAAGATATACTATGGCAACTTGGTACACAAAAAATATAAATCACAAAACCCCTTGACACCTGCCCCAGAATGCCCTATAATATCAAGGTAATCAAAAAAACCGCTCCTGATGCCCGCTGAAGAAGTCCTGACCCGATGTGTCGTTGATACTCTTGCTCGTAAGTTTTATCTTTACTCAAGTGAAGGTGGCGAACGAACCGTTGAGTGTCAAAGTATGAACCAGTTTATGAATGTACTGGAAGTTGTTCGCAATCAGGTAAGTGATGATTGCCTCGCATATACTAGTCCTCTTTGACAAATGGAAATGTTTACGGTAGAAGAATTTCAAGAAGATTTTGATAATCTACTAGAAAGAGTAGAGAATGGTGAGTCCTTCTTGATTAAAAGCGAAAACGGAGATGCTATGTTAATTCCTTATGGTGAGTATGAGGAAGAAGACGACCTTATACGAATACACACCGACCACGAAGAAGGTTGTTGAGTCAAGGCAACCTATGAGTCTTATAAGTTGCTTCAAGGCAACTTTTTATGCGAGTGAGACTTGGTAGTCAGGGGAATCTTATAAATTCTTTGCCCCAGATCAGGGCCTTTGAGATGGATCGTAACCATCCACTCGTATTCCACTTTATGTGGAGTTTTATGCTCGTCTAGCAATCTGTTTGAATGCAGAAAACTCATAATTTTCCGAAGGTGGGTTAGATTCCCACGGCGAGCAATTGACTATTAGGACTCTTTGAGTTATAATAGTCTTATTGTCGATATGGTGAAATTTGGTAAACACAACAGACTTTTGCGTTAATTGAGCACCATAGTAGGAAACTCTATGTGTGAATCCACTTAAATTCGGGGAAACCTTTAAAATGGCAATCCCGAGCCAAGCATCGCAAGATGAAGGTGTAGAGACTTAATAGGTGGTTCCTAAATCCATTATGGATATGGAAAAGAGAAAGTCCAGCGCACAAACAAATCTTATGGTTTGGTAGTGAAAACTATAGTGTGACGAAAATCTGTCGGGCACAGCCCTTGTCGGTTCGAGGCCGTCTATCGACATTTATAAAGAAAGAAGAAAACATAATACCAGAAGAATATAAAAAAGGTAGAGTTTGTAAGTAAAAATAAATATAAGATATCGATAATATCAAAATGTCTTATAAAATAACACATTCTTATAATTTGTATAAGACTCCAGAGGACACATTCATTATAAAAACATATCACATCAATAGTATTCCTTTTACCTTCGATGAGTTGTCAGCAATCGCTCAAAATGATCCGGAAATAATTGAAAAAGCAGAACTACAACTCACTTATACGCCAGAAATATTCTATCAAAAATCATTCTACTTAATCGACGAAGAAGCACATCCACTACTCTTTGAGATGGATTTAGAAAATCCCCAAGACCTTCCTGATGAGGATTATGAGTTTATACCACAGGATTTATCTTCATAAATAAAGCATAGAAGAAGTTAAGGGTACAGAAAATTGCCATTAAATAAACTTGAAAATTTTATAAAGAACACAGAAGGAAGAATTTTATATGTTTCCCCTAGTGATCTTGATGCAACTGATTCAATCTCGAATCAAGGAAATTCTTTGGCGTCTCCATTTCGCACACTGCAGCGAGCACTTTTAGAGTCGGCAAGATTTTCCTATCAGAAAGGAAATAGTAATGATGATGTAGAGAAGACCACAATTCTCCTGATGCCCGGAGCACATACGGTTGATAATCGCCCCGGTTTTGTGGTACATAATGTTGGAGGAGTTGCGACAGCAGTATCACCAAGCGGAGCAACATCGGCAGCAATAGATACATTATCTCTCACACTCAATTCTGTATTCGACCTCACACAAGACGATAATATTCTTTATAAGTTCAATAGTGTGAATGGTGGAGTTGTTGTACCCAGAGGAACTTCGATTGTCGGTCTTGATTTAAGAAAGACCAAAATTCGTCCAAAATATGTTCCCAACCCAACCGATTCTTCTGTTCCAACCTCGGCAATTTTTAGAATTACTGGTGCCTGTTATTTCTGGCAGTTCTGTATTTTTGATGGCAGCACAGAAGGAACAGTCTATACCGATCATACTGATTTTTCAGTCAATAACCAATCAACACCAACATTTTCTCACCACAAACTCACCTGTTTTGAGTATGCCGATGGTGTGAATACGGTCGGACCTTATGGTCTTACTGACCTTGATATGTATTATGCGAAACTCTCGAACGCATTTAATCTTGCGTCCGGTAGAGACATCGATCAAAAGTACCCACAAAATCCCGGTGGGTTTGAGAAGCAGAGACCAGAATGGGAGATTGTGGGTGCCTTTGCCGCAGATCCTATTAAGATTTTTACTATTGAGGCTGGTTCTGGTGGAACTCCAAATAGTCAGGTTACTGTTAAAACGACAGTACCTCACGAACTCACCGCAGGAACTCCAATTAGGATTAGTGGTGTTTCTCCGGCAAATTATAATATCTCAACAAAAGTTCAGAGTATCAGTGATACCGACACAACTGTTTTTACATATCTTCTTCCAAACTTTCCTCTCAATCTAACCACACCCGGAAATGCATCGAGTGGATTTGTAACAATCGAGACTGATACAGTATCCGGAGCATCTCCATACATCTTTAATATTTCCTTGCGTTCCGTTTATGGTATGAATGGAATGCTTGCTGATGGCAGTAAGGCATCAGGTTTTCGTTCGATGGTTGTGGCACAGTTCACCGGAGTATCTCTACAAAAGGATGATCGTGCATTTGTAAGATATAATCCCACAAATCGTAATTATTCAGACGGCATTGCCATCACCAGACAAACAGGGGCATCTTTATCTGGCAATTCGTCTTCGACCAGTGTGGCATATCACTTGGAACCACTTTCAATTTATAGAAGTGGATGGGAAGCGAGTCATATAAAAGCGACTAATGATGCCTTTATTCAGGTTGTATCCGTCTTTGCGATTGGTTTTAATAAGCACTTTGATGCGGAAAGTGGTGCCGATTTGAGTATCACGAACTCAAACTCCAACTTCGGGCAGATTTCACTTAATTCTTCTGGATTTAAGAAAGAAGCATTTGCCAAAGATGACAAAGCGTTTATTACCTCAATTATTACTCCAAGAACAATTGTAGGAGAAGAGGACAATATTGATTGGATTCAATTCGATGTTGCCAAGACAATATCTGTCGCAAACAATAGAAGACTATATCTCTTTGGATTCACTTCTCAAGATGATGTTCCCCCAATTCTCACTCAAGGATATAGAATTGGCGCAAAAGTTGGTGATAAATTGTATTTTGTCGCAAACGGAACAGAATACTCGGCAAATATTTTAATGACCGATGATATCTCAAGTTCTGTCAAAGAATATACAGTAACTGGTAGTCCATCATCATCAAATGAGTTTACTTTAGGAACTCATAATATCCAAACGGGAGAAAAAGTTATTATCTTGAGTGATGTTGGTGACCTACCTGAAAATATTGTAGAAAATACTGTTTATTATGCAATTATATCTTCTTCTACTAAAATTAAACTCGCATCATCTGTCACTGCCGCACTAAACGGAACCGAAATTGCCGTCTATGGAGGAACATCTCTTCGTATTTTGAGTCGAGTATCAGACAAGATTGCCGGTGATGTTGGGCATCCAGTCCAGTATGATGGAACCCAGTGGTATATCACAACAAATGCCGGTAGTGGTATCTATGGTGCAATTACCACACTTGGAGTTGCGGGATTAACTGACAGAACAGATCCTTCTTATGTGAAGAGAATTGCCGATAGTAGAAGTTTGGATGAAAAACTCTATAAAATTAGAGTTGTAATTCCAAAAGAACTCGGTGGTGCTAAAAATCCAGAAGACGGATTTGTAATTCAACAGACGAGTTCTACGGGAATTAGATCAGATACTGATCCTAATCTTACGGTGATTACAAAATTTGATTATGAATACAATAAAAACTTAAGTCTAATTGCGAAGTGTACCAGAAGTGGTAGCACAGTAACAATTATTTCTGAACTTCCTCATAATCTTCAGGTTGGTGATAGTGTTATTATTAAAAATGTAATTGACAGTACGAATACCTCTGGAGAAGATGATCGTGGTTATAACGGAACCTTTACGGTTGCGTCTGTTGCTGATGATATGACATTTACATATATCACAACAAGATCTCCTGGAACTACATTCACGAACGACACAACCAGCAGAACAATATTATCACCAAGATTTGAAAGAAATAATTTACAATCTAATATTTACAATTACAGAAATGAATTAATTACTCCATATATTCAGGGTATTCAGGATGGTGTCTATCACATTTATGCTCTAATCTCCGACAAGGCAGTACCAACGGAGTTTACAAATATTAAATATAGTCAAAATGTCGTTGATTTGTATCCTCAACTGGATAGAGATAATATTCACGACAATCCACCTTCCGCTAAGTCATTCGCCAAGCGAGCACCTTTGGGTGAAGTAGTCACAAATGATCTTAAAAAGAGTATTACAAGAGAATCTACCAATACTTTACTCACATCTTTTGGTGTTGGACTTGATATTTCTGGTGTAACTGATTCTGGTGCAACAATCACTTTTGTAAGAAGGCACGGACTCGCTGGTATTGTTACAGGAACTAGAACTGGTGGCACTTTATATACAAATGGAACATACCAAAATCTCAAACTTCTAAATGATTCTGGAACTGGAACCTGGAAAGGAGCAACGGCAAGAGTTGTTGTATCTGGGGGTGGAATTTCTTCTGTAGATATTGTCTCTTCTGGTTCTGGTTATTCTGCCGGTCCATTATTCTTTGATGCTTCGGTAGTGGGTACAGGTAATAATCTTGCCAGATACACGATTGAAACATCCGGTATTACTCCGGCAATTGGTAATGTGGTTCAGTTTACGGGTGACGGAACAACCTCTGACACCTATCACCGCATTACGGCAGTTTCTGGAGATAGAACAATCTCAATTGCGAAGACCGCAGGAGATCCGGTTGTTACAAATACACAATATGCCTTTGTTCTTGGACCTTCGGTTCCGATTACAACCACCGGTTATTCTTCTGGTGTAAGAACCTTTAATTGTTCCGCACCTCACGGATTGGTCGCCGGTAATAAGTTTAGAGTCATCGATTCCTCAAATAACAATCGTGGTGATTATGTTGTAAAAGATAGAGTTGGTCTGAATACATTTACGGCACTCACACCTGATATAGGTAGTGTGAATGGTGGATATATTCTGAAGCACGGATTATCGGCAAATAGTGCAAGTTCTGATTCTGATGCCGAAAATCTTGGAACCAGAAGTGTTACATTTTTTGATAAAGAGACACTTGTTACCAATAGTTCAATTAATGACAACATCACCACAATTGCCGTATCAAGTCCTGTGGGTTCTGTGGCATTCACCAAGAGATTTCCACTCGGGTCTTATATTCAGATTGACGAAGAGATTATGAGAGTTGCAACCAATACTCTAACTGGTGGTGGTAATAATGAAATTACGGTCATTCGTGGTGTTCTAGCAACAAGACAAGTATCTCACGATAGTGGGTCATTAATTAGAAAGATTAGACCAATTCCAATTGAGTTTAGAAGACCTTCAATTGTCAGAGCATCCGGGCATACCTTTGAGTATCTTGGATATGGTCCGGGAAACTATTCAACCGGATTGCCTCAGGTTCAGAGCATAACTCTGACCGAAAGAGAAGAGTTCTTGGTACAGTCTCAAGAAAGGTCCGGTGGTATTGTCGTTTATACCGGTATGAATAATAATGGAGATTCCTTTATTGGCAACCGCAAGACATCATCCGCAACCGGTGAGGAAATCACATTTGATAATCCAATTCCAACAGTTACAGGTGAAGACCCTTCGAGATTGAGTGCCATATTTGATGAGGTCACGGTTAAAGAACGACTTGTTGTTGAGGGTGGTAATTCTGGTGCTGTTCTTTCCCAGTTTGATGGTCCCGTAACATTTAATAAAGAAGTTAAATTTAATAATTCGGTAAATATTAAGACACAATTAAAATTAAGTGATACTACACAGTCCACATCTATCGCAAATGGGGCACTGGTTGTATCCGGTGGTGTTGGGGTTGCCAAGAACTTAAATGTTGGTGGAAATTTAAATGTAACCGGCAATATAACCGGCAATATAACCGGTAGTACGTCTGGTAATGTAACCGGAGATTTAACTGGTACTGCAACTAATGCGACTAATATAAACATTTATGCCACTACATCATCAGACACTACAACTTCTGTAGTATTAGTTGCAAATCAATCAACAGGAAATCAAAGTCCGTTTATTGATTCTGGATTGAGTTATAATGCTGATGCAAATACCCTGACAGCAACTACATTTAGTGGTGCTTTAAGTGGTAATGCTAGTTCTGCAACTCAACTACAAACCTCAAGGACCTTTACTATTACCGGAGTTGTTGATGCTCCCGCAGTTTCTTTTAATGGAACTGGTAATGTTGAATTAGTTACTACTTTGGATGATACTTCAGTAACAACTGCAAAGATTGCTCCTAATGCGGTAACAACTGCAAAAATAAATTTCACAACGGCATTAGTTCCAATTGGTGGAATTATTATGTGGTCGGGAAGTACCGAATCTATTCCAACTGGATACCAATTATGTAATGGTACTAATGGAACACCAAATCTACAAAACAGATTTATTGTTGGTGCCGGAAGTGGATATGCCGTAGCAGCAACCGGTGGTAATGCTGATGCTACTTTGGTTTCTCACAGTCATACTCCAACTGTTACTGATCCTGGTCATGATCACTTGTTTCAAGCGAATGCAGTTGGGGCAGCAGGAGACGATAATCCAAATATAGCAAAATGGAATGTCAAACAGTTCTCCGACTATGGATTACTTGGAAAGGATACCGAGGGGGCGGAGACCGGCATCTCCGTATCAATCGCCCCCGCAGGTTCTTCGGCAACCAACGCAAATCTTCCACCATACTATGCTCTTGCCTATATCATGAGAACTTCATAAATAACTAAAAATGTACCCAGAAGATGGCAAATATTAGAAAGTCATTTAATTTTAGGAATGGAGTTCAGGTCGATGATGACAACTTTATTGTAAATGCCAATGGTCTGGTTGGAATTGGAACCTCAATTCCCAGAGAGTTTCTGGACGTTCACGGAACCGCAAAGGTTACCGGACTAGTCACGGCAACTAATCTGACAATCACCGGAGTTTCTACTTTTTATAGTGATGTAAAAATTAGTTCAGGCATTGCTCTTTATGCCTCTACAGGAATCGTAAGTGCCACGGCATTTTATGGTGATGCTACTAATATGACCGGAGTTATTGGAATTGCTGTTGGTGGATGGATTGTTAATGCCGGAAATATTTCTACCACATCTAAAGTTGGTATAGGAACCACACTTCCATATCACTCCTTACAAGTCGGACAAAATCCTCTTACCGGAAATGGATTTTCGGTCGATGCCATCACCGGAAATGTAAATACAACTGGAATTATAACTTCTCCAAGTTTTTCTGGAATTTTAACCGGAAGTGTAATAGGAGACATATACTCAACTGGCATTTCTACATTCACTACAATTGAAGTAGGAACTGGGGTTACAATTACTGATGGTATAGTAAGTTCTAATAGTTTTATTGGAAATGTAAGTGGAGACATAAACTCAACCGGCATTTCAACTTTCTCCACACTTAAAGTAGGAACCGGTGTCACAATTAGTGGTGGTATTGTTACTGCAACCTCATTTAGTGGACCTTTAATTGGAAATCTTACCGGAAATGTAACCGGAATAGCATCAACGGCACTAACACTTCCTTCTTCGGCAAGAATATCAATTACTTCTGTAAATAGTGGATTTACCTCAACAGGAATTGCAACAGTAACAGATACTCTTTATGTCACTGGTAAAATTAAAGTAGGAACTGCCACGGCACCAGAAGCAGACATAGAAGTTAATAAGACTGGTATTTCATCAATCAGAGTAATTAGTAGTAATAATGTTGCAAGTATCGGTATTGGAAGAAGTGCAGAAATAAGAACAGGAAATGCCGATAATTTATACCCATATAGTACTAGAAATTCTCTTGACATTATAAATTCTAATGCCGAAAATGTCAACCATTATCTTGATTATGGTTCGGCAGGATTAGGAACCGGTGATTTTAATTGGATTTATGGACAAAGTTCATCAAGTCCATTAATGTCTCTCACTTATGGTGGAAATCTAGGATTAGGTATTACTAACCCATCATCAAAACTTTATGTTGTGGGAACATCTTATATTACTGGAATTGCAACAATTAATAATAATCTGGATGTTAATCAAAGTTTGTATGTTAATGGAAATATAACATTTAATGGTTCTTTAATTGGAAATCTTGGAATTACAACTCTTTCTAGATTGGGTATTTCTACGAGTACTATTTCAAGTAATTCTTATGAGTTCTTTGTTGGCGGAGACCCAGTATTTGGCGAAGGAGTTTCAATCACTAAATCTAGTATCAGGGCTTCTGGAAATATTCAGTCAGCAAGTATAACAAGTGCGAACATCAATAATACTGGTATTATAACTTCTACTTTAGGTTTTGTTGGTCCTCTAACTGGAAATGTGACCGGAAATGTAACTGGGACAGCAACAACTGCTTATGGAGCATACAACCTTACTGGATCGCCTGATATTATAGTATCTTCTGTTGGTATTGGAACCACAACTATTGTAAATGATAACACCAATCTTTATGTGGTCGGAAATAGTGAGTTTAATGGAAATATTGGTATAGGAACCACAAATCCAACATCAAAACTTCATGTCGTTGGAGATGCTCGTATTACTGGTGTCACAACATCCCAAAATGGATTTACAAGTGGTATTGGAGTTACTAATCCCGTCAAGATTACAGTATCCGGAAATATATTAACATTTACCGTTACTGGAGTTGGATCCACAAGCTTGACATTATTCTAAAAACCCTGTAGACTACCTTTGTCCCCGTTGAAGATGAGACTCTAAGCCCTTAAGGACACTCAAGGAACTGGCACAACCCCCTCTTGTGGTTTCCCCGCAGAGGGGGTATTATGTATTCATACGAAATGAGACCCGTGATCCAACTCCGTCCTCACCAACAAACTGCTCTGGATGCTCTCTCACAGCATTCTAAAGGTATCTGCGTATTTCCAACCGGCGGGGGAAAAACTAACGTGGGTATCTTTGATGCCGTTCGTCAATTCCAGTCTAACATCCCAAAGACAATTGTTGTTGTTTCTCCCCGCATTCTTCTGGCAGAACAACTCTCCAGCGAGTATCTGGAGTTTATCACCAACGCTTCTGTGCTTCATATTCACACGGGAGAGACGCATCACTATTCTTCTACCAAACCCAACATAATCCGCGCTTGGCACGAGAACATTTCGGGTCACAAACTTATCTTCACCACCTACAACTCTCTTCATCAACTTCAGCGGGCAGATATCTCCGTAGATACCATTTACTTCGACGAGGCACACAATTCTGTGCGTCGTGATTTCTTCCCTGCGGTAGAGTATTTTAGCGCAGAAGCACAACGTTGCTTCTTCTTCTCCGCCACTCCAAAGTATAGCAACGTAATCGGCAAACCCGGTATGAATGACTTTGATATCTACGGTCAAATCATCGCCAAGGTTCCTGCTCCAGAATTGGTACGGAACGGTTATATCATTCCTCCTAAAGTGATTGCTTCTCAAATGCGTCTCTCTGTCAAGGGAGAGGACATCGCCCAACGGGATTGTGAGTATCTGCTCCAAACCATTCAGGATAATCCTGTCAATAAAATCCTGATTTGCGCTAAAGCGACCAAGCACATTATTGGTCTGCTTTCTCAAACTGACTTTGCCGAACAACTAGCACAGGAAGGATATTCTATTCTTCACATCACCGCAAAGCACGGCGCCTTTATTGACGGTCATAAAGTCAATCGTGAGGTGTTCTTTGATGTTCTTAACGAATGGGGCAAGAACGCCGACAAGAAGTTTGTGGTTCTTCATCACAGCATTCTCGCAGAAGGTATCAACATTTCTGCTCTGGAAGCGGTGGTCTTCATGCGCTCTATGGATATTGTAGGTATCGGGCAGACTGTGGGTCGCACCCTGCGTCTCCACCCCCAAGATGCCGCTGGTATCCGCTCTGGTGCCCTTCAGGCAGGTGCTCTGGAGACCTACACCAAATCCTATGGTCTGGTGATTTGCCCGACCTTTGACAAGGTATCCAAGGGCACCGCACAGAAGGTCCAGAGTGTGGTGGATATTATCTTCCAGAAGGGGGACGTTGCCATCTCAACAATTAATAGATAATATGGTGGGCGGCAACTTGTGTCTTGGCGGATTGTAGTTGCGTAAGTCCCACACCTATTCTATTATAAATAGTAATAGTCACGCCAAGACGAAAATGTATCATTACACATATTACTCATATGAACCTTGGGGTCGTGGGTATATTGGTAGTAGAAGTTGTAAATGTTTGCCCGAAGAAGATATTAAATATTTTGGGTCATATGCCGATAAATCATTTAATCCTTCTTTAAAAATTATAATAAAGGATGATTATCGTAGTCGGGAAGATGCGATAACCGATGAAGTCATACTTCATAATTTTTATAATGTTTCCCATAATAAGCACTTTACAAATAAATCAAAACAAACTTCATCAAAGTTTGACACTACGGGCATTGTTCCTTGGAATAAAGGAATTGTATGTAGTGAAGAAACAAAAGAAAAAATAAAAGAAAAGGTTAAAGGTAGGGAACCTTGGAATAAAGGAAAGAAGGGAGCGCAAAAATTCAGTGATGAAAGTAAAAAAAAGATAAGTGAGAGATTAAAAAATGAATTTGCAAATGGTCGCAGGCAATGGAATGCTGGAACGGGTATGAGTGATGAAGAAAAACGTGTGAAGCAAAATGAATCCTCAAAAGCATATTATCAACGAAATATAGAAAGATTGAGGGAAGAAAAAAGAGAAAAATATCTTTTAAATATTGAAAATGAAAGAGCAAGAAGGCGGGAGAATTATCATAAAAATAAAAGAAAAAATACTACCTGAAGACCACTTTCATAACTGGCACACAGGGGGTTCCCAAAGGACTCCTTTTCTACTATAATACACAAGTAACCAAAAGAGGAAACTCAAATGAAGTATCGGGTCATTTTTATCGCTGGCAATCAACGCCAAACAGAAGAAGTCTATGCTAACAATCCCGCTGAGGCACAGAGAGTTATTTTGGCACGGAATCCTAACGCCAGGGTTGTGAATGTCACATGCTGACTCCTAATATACCAAACATTCGCATTCTTAATGCCGAAGAACCTCATCCGGAAGGATATGTCACCAGCGATGGAAAATGGGCTGCCGTTCCTTGGGGCAAAAACAAGTATGTAATCATTTGTAATGGGGAACAGGTTCATACCTCAAGTTCCTTTCATCTCGCAAAAGAATACATCCTCAAAAAAGTAAAACAAACTCCACGAAACCGTAAGTCATCTTCTACTCTTGAAGAATATCTATGAAGAAACTCATTCCACTACTTGCCATTCTTCCTTTCTCATCTCCGGCATTTGCGAATGATATGATGATTCGCGTAAATGTAAATCGTGTTTGCGCTTCTATTGTGAATATCCCATACGCAAGTGACAACTTTAGCGATAAGGAATTTGAGAAGTGGAAGAAGTGTGTCGCATACATTCGTCAGTTTGATGGGATTGAGTAATGGAAATCTTCTCTCAAACATCTCATAAACCTTATAATCGTCATATCTATCGTCTTCATCTTTGTGATGAAAGAACGATAGATTTTGATGATTATGAGAACGCACAGGCACACTGGTTCTCTCTTAATCAGGTTCCCGATTACTTAAAATACTTTGAAGTTTTGGATAAACCAAAGATTAAATCAAAAGGATTTGGGCAATAAATACTCTCAATATCCATTCTCGTTATCGTAATCAAATGTTAAGTACAAACTACCGAATTCGTCTTGAAAATGTTTGCCATAAGATTGTGAATGGAGAGGCAGTAGAATTAAACGAAATGATATGGTGCGAAAAACTTTCTGCTCATAATGCTTCTGCTGCTAAAATTTTGAGGCAGGCACGAAGAAAATCACAGAACCCAAATATGGTAGAAGGTGATATGGACGATTTCCTCAATCAATTGGATTTGGGAGACCCGGATCCCAGTAATCATAAATCTCATTTTGGTGATGTTGATGAAATCGTGGATTTTTTTAAAAGGGAGGATACTGATGATGAAACGGGAAGTTGGCTTAGGAGAGATTAAATGACAACCGACCCAGTATTTGAGAACTTAACCAAACAAGAAATTGATGACTTGATTAGTTTGGTTAAATCAAAAATTAAACTAAATGAGGTATACGAACACGATATTGATAGTCAAAATTATTATGATTTAATTTGGGGAAAACTTATACTGATGAGAGAAAACACAAATGAATGAGAAAGAAGACCGCCAATTTGAGATACTACATCACTCCTATCGTTCTAAATGGGCGTCGGGGGAAAAGTTTGCGGAGAAACTTGGTATTCTTGAAGAAGATAATGAGAATGAATTTGAGGATTGGCAATATTATATTCTAAATCTTGTCTTCAGGGCATCCGGTGATTTCAGGGGAATATGTCTGGACGAAACCAAAAAATGGAAAGAAACTAAATTCTGTATTGACCCAGAAAAATACGAAGAGTATATTGATGGACTGGAACACGACTTTAGTGAAGAATGTGGTGAATATAATGGAGAACCCACCTATAAATGGAACACTATAAACAATTCTGGTATTGACCGAAGTAGTTTATTTGTGACCGGATACACCGACAATTATTGTTCCTTTCTTTCTTATAATGAGAAGTTTGATGTGTTTAGATTTCACGAATACGTTCAACATAATCCCGCAACCACCGGTATTCTAAACTTCATAGACGAACTCAAGGAAGGTAAGAGTTATGGTATTTCCTGTGATTATAATCAATTTTTTGGAGCATTAAAATCTCTTGAGTTTTGGTGGGATTGATAAATATTCTCACATCATAAACAACTCTATGTTTTCACTTAATTACGGATTACTTCTTGTATTTGGAATTGCTCTGTATATAATGATTATAGACCAAAATGTTGCTGATTATTTTTTATTGGTCTTTAAGATGATGAAATTAAATATGGTAAGACTTTTATGGATGATAAGATTTCATCCTAATAACTTTATTACTACTTGGATACAGAACCGCAAGTATGATAGAATGGCGAAGGAAATGATGGAAGAAATCAAGTCCTGAACCAGTTCATAAACCGTCCATTACCTCTTGACTTTTCTGTTAAGAGGTATTATAGTATGAGAAATAAAAGTACCGATGAACTACGACTTCCCACACATCACTCATATCAACGATGTTCTACCTCATATTGAGGGTAGAAAAGAGTTTCGTGTTCTAGAAAAAGAGGGTTATAATGTCATCATCTATGCGGTTTCCTTTGAGGATACTTTCCTTTGGGATGAGAATGACCCGATTGGTTCTGCGGTTCGTCGTGAATGTCGTGGTCTTATCTTTGATATTGGAACTGGCAATCTTATTTCGCGCCCTTATCATAAGTTCTTCAACGTAGGAGAAAAGGAAGAAACTCAACTGAATAAAATCAATCTCTATGAACCTCACGTTGTTCTGGAGAAACTGGATGGTTCTATGATACGACCAATCCTAACTCCTGAAGGTTTTAGATTAGCAACCAAAGCGGGTATTACGGATGTTGCGATGAACGCAGAAGTGTTCGTTGCCGATAAATCTCACTATAATACTTTCATTCGCAAATCCATACAAAAAGGAACCACTCCTATCTTTGAGTGGGTTTCCCGTAAGAACCGAATTGTGGTGGATTATCCCGAAGACAATCTCATTCTCACCGGAATGCGTTATAATCATACTGGGTCTTATTTACCTTATGTGGTGATGAAGTCTTATGCCACCTCGTGGAATATTCCTGTGGTTAAAGCAGTTGATGGTCTTTCCATCCAGAATATTGATCTATTCGTCAAACAAGTTCGTGAATGGGATGATGGTGAAGGTATTGTTCTTCGCTTTGATACTGGTCATATGGTGAAGGTGAAAGCGGATGATTATGTGCTCCGCCACCGCTCCAAAGACAGCATCAGTCAGGAGAAGAACGTCCTCCAGACCCTTCTGGGAGACGCTGTAGATGACCTTGTGCCTCTGCTGACCCCAGAGGACGCAGACCGCCTACGCTCCTTTGAGAGGGCATTCTGGATGGGTCTGGATGAGGTTGCTTTGGAGATGGCAGAACTCTTTGTGGAAGGAAACAAAATGTATCCGGAGAAGAAAGACTTCGCTGTTGAGTTCGTCCAGAAAAAGGTTTCGTCTCTTCACGCACCTATAATGTATGCGATGAAAGGTGGTAAAGGTTCTAAAGAGGTATTGATAGAAATGATTGGAAAATCTTTGGGTTCGCAACCGAAGATTGATGATGCCCGATGGATGTTCGGCAGTATAAACTGGAACTACTAAAACTTATGAACGATCAATATCAAAAAATCAAAATCACACAGAATATTCTGGTACTGAATAGTGATTATAGTCCTATCAATATTTGTGATGGTCGTCGGGCAATTGTTCTACTTCTTAAAGAAAAGGCACATATGATTACCGAAAAAGTCATTCGGTTGTTGAATTATATTCGGTTGCCTTATAGGAAGTTGATGGAAAATCGTCCCACCAGAAGTCTAGTTATGAAGAGGGATGGATACAAATGTTTATACTGCGGAGCAACCGAAAATCTTACAATAGATCACATTCATCCTGCGTCTCGTGGTGGAGAAAATAACTGGGAAAATCTTGCTACATCCTGTGGGTCTTGTAATGTTAAGAAAGGAAACCGAACACCAGAAGAAGCGGGAATGCTCTTGACAAAGCAGGTAAAGAGACCTTATAATAAGTTACATTTGACTATCAACACCTCTAATGTCTTGGACTGGAAAGAATATGTTTATTCCTGAACTTGTGATGCTTTGCGGAATACCCTGTTCCGGGAAATCTACTTATGTAAATAAACTCCGGTCATATGAATACTGGAAGGATGCCGTTGTCTTATCCACAGACAATTACATCGAAGATCAGGCAAAGCGTCTTGGAATGACTTATAATGAAGTATTCCAAGATTGTATTGATGAGGCAACTCGTCAATTGGAGATGTCTTTTGTTAGGGCAAAGGAAGAGGGTAAAAGAATTATTTAC